AATCAATGCCATCAATAGTAAAAAGCAATCCTCTAGTGGCAACCGATTGAGAACTAGGAATGCGATTCCAAAAGTAAGTGGCGGCTAATATATTAGTATTAGAACTTATACCAGCTAAACTTAGTAGTAAGGTAGAACCAACCGCCAAATTACCAGCCATGTAGTTAGCACCAACACCACTAGCGTACAAGTTGTAGTTGCTTGCGTTGGTGAGGTTGAGCTGGCTTGACGCTGAGAGTGTAGTGAATTTTCCTGTAGATGCTGTTGTTGCACCTATTGGCGTGTTGTCTATAGTTCCGCCCGTAACAGTAATATTGCTTACTGATACGTTAGTAATGTTGATTGAGCCGCTGGAAATCGTAACGTTGCTTAACGTTAGGTTTGCAAGACTTGTTGCTGTTCCACCCAAACTTACGTTTGTTGTTCCAAGTGTTAATGAACTATTTGCTAAATAACTATTTGGAAACGTTGTAGCAACACTAGAAATTGTTGCGTTTGTAAGCGTTAAATTTCCAAGGCTAGTCGTTGTGTTTCCAAGATAAATAGCGGTGTTACCAAGGGTAATTGCTGTAGCAAAGTTTGAATCCAACTGCGAAAGTGGAATTGATGTGGTCGCTGTAGCAAATGTATATGGAACGGTCATTAGAACCTCACTCTTAATTCATGTTCAAATTCAAATCCGTTGATAACAAAATTTGGATTACTTGATGTTACTGTGATTCCCAAGTATTTTCCATATTGTGACGCATCGGTTTTGTACAATTCATATCCAACGGTTGCCCATCCAATTGTTGCGTTTGCGTTATTTGTCCAAACGACAACTTGCGATGAATTATTGAGCCAAGAAATTAAACTGGTCAAATAATATGGTGGGCTAGAACCGTTCTCGTAATCAATCGTGGCATTAAAAGCAACCGGACTGGTCGCAGACGCAGTTGCTTCAATACCCATCTTTAATGCTTGTTTAGTGCGAATAGGATCGCCCATTGGCAATAATGCCGTTTGAATCCTGCTAGTAATCGTAGTGCTTGTGTCTTGATACAATTTATACAGCGTATTGCTTTGTGTACCAAACAAAGTGATTTTTCCGGCGATAGGTACGGAATCAACAAATGCCATGCTATCGCCCTGAGATGTAATAAACCATTTCTTTTCAAAGAAAACGGCTTGCACATAACGATAACTATTTGTAAATATTGCGTCAAAATATCTAAAGTTGAACGCAGCGCACAAAATGTTGTTCAACAATACTTGTCCGGCGTAAATCGGGTAATTAAAGTCAATATTTGGAAACATTCCGTCTAGCGAATCAGAAATCTTTGATGTGGTTGAACCAACAAGCGCATACACTCCATAATCGTTCAAAAACAGCACAGAACGAAAATATGGAAAAATTGCATTGGCTCTACGGCTACCAACGGATGCAGACACGTTAGTATTTGTAAATAGGGTCACACCAGTAGTATCTACCCGAACATCCGAAAAGACGTTGATAGAATCATCGCCAAAAATGTACAAAAAGTTATTTGCAGACAAAATTTGCTGAATATTTCCATGCAACGTGGAATCCGTTAAAACAAACGACCCTGCCGATACACTTGTAAAGTCTGTGTAAGAATCTGCCGCCGAATAATAAATTGTTCGACCAGCCGCAATAAATACTCGACCACTAAACGTAGCAATACCAATATTGACATTAGTATTTACAATTCCTTGCAATACTGCGCCTGTACCGCCACCACCCGCAACTGTAACTACAAGGTTAGCCGCATTGGTGTATCCCGATCCGGGATTAGTCATAACGACTTGCGTAATTTGACCGCCAGACAATACTGCCGTACCAGCAGCATTTGTTCCACCACCACCAGAAAAAGTTACGACAGTGTTTGCTGAATTTGTATATCCGGTTCCTCCAGATACAACAACAGCCGATACTGTGCCGGTAGCAAATGTAATTACTCCTGCAATAGCCGTAGCATTGCTTCCACCGCCACCAGATATAGTGACAGAAGGAGGAGGAACTCCGTAGCCTGATCCTGCGTTTTGCAATTGAACAAGGGAAACCGCGCCTGAAGTAATTGCCACGGTAGCGTTGGCTTGAACACCGTTTGAATCTAAAGGTGCGGCAATAACGACCGTTGGGTTTCCTGTATATCCGCTGCCAGGATTAGTTACGGCAATGACACCAACAGAGCCTACGCTAACAACGTTTTTTCCATCCCATGTGAAATAACCCTTGTAAGGGTCAAGAATAAGCATACGCTCATTTTTCCACTGGCTTATTTGTATTCCAGAATTAGAAAACGTTCCTGCAACAGCAACGTTTCCTGTAGCACCTGTTGTGACGTTGTAATACTCTGCACGACCATCCGCTTCAAATGCAACGACATAATCATCAAGATCAATATTGCATGATGTTAAATGCGTAACAGTGTTTCCCCAAACAACAGCATTTCCAAGCGTATTTTTTGCTGTTACTGCGTTTGGAGTAATTTTTAAGTTTGCGTAACCAATTGGCTGTGCGTTTTCAAGCCAAGAAAATTCATCTTCTTCAATAGCCGTACGGTTAGCCTTGGTGTTAATACCTTTAAATTGCTTAACAACCTTATAACTCTTTTTCTGTTCAGCAGTTGCCATAATTAAAAGCCATTACTGTAGACAGAAGGTATACGGCGGGTATACACCGAATTCAAAATAGATGTAGCTTGCTTGACATACTCTTGCTTGTAAATTTCAGCTTCGCCAAACGATTGCTCGTAATATTTGGCTAAATAAGCCGCATAGAATTTAGGAGCAGATGTGTATGGGTCTTGAATCTGATCTGGAGTTGTTGAAGCGTTCAATGACAATGGTGTTGGCAAAATAACAGTATCAATTTCAACTTGATACGACTGATCCGGTATGGGACCAATATAAATAGTATTTTGACCGTACACAGAATACGCAACAGGTCTACCAATGTAATTTTGCCAGAAACGTAAACGAGCATTAAAGTCAGACCAAGCCAAATAATCAAGTGGTACACGCGAATTGCCCCAATACAAGTTGATATTCACAATATCAAGCGTGTTTTGACCTTGGGGTAAAGTCGAATACGGTATTTGTTCGCAATTTCCAACATACGTTAAGCCACAAGTTCCATTAAAAAACTCTGTCGTTGGAGGATAATTGGTATTGCCTTGAGGATACGCAGGAGCCATTGCATCCGTAGTTCCTGCCGTAGTTATTTGATATACATAAATGTTAGAAAACAAAAATGTATTAAGAGGATAAGCAGTCGATGCCGCCCACGCAATCGGATTGGTAGGCGTGATGCCACCAACAGTTGAGGCTTGAGGAACGGGTGCAGGAACTTGCGTAACTTGAATAGTACGCAAACAGCCAGTATCACGAACAACACGTTCCCGTGCTGAGTTAATGTAATCTGTTAGCTGCGAATCCGAATAGAAATTGCCATTGGCATCATGCAGCAAACGTCTAACTTCGGTAATGTATCCCGATAAGTTTTGCGACATTTACGATCCATAATTTTTTAAGCGGCTGAAAGGACTTTTCCCTTCGGATGTTTTACAACTTCCAAAGGTACTCGTTCCACCAACGGGGATAGTGATTGGTTCTTTTTCGGCGGTTGGTCAGAAAAATCCCATTTAGCCAACAGCGCCATGCCATCATCTAAATCATTTTGGGTCTTAATCCAACCAAGCCTAGCCAAATAAGGTTCTTTGTTTCCATCTCCATAACCAAAAACGTGCTTGGCTACTTCAACAGGAATTTCTACTGTTTCACCGGGCATGAAAGAATACTGAACACCGGCAAAACCGTCTTTCAGCTTTCTGTCAGAATTATTAGTTACAAAGATAGAGGTCATTAGAAACTCACAACTTCACCAAACACCGCAATGTCAGCAGTATTGCTATTGCCACTTGCAGTGTTAATGTTGACATACAAAGCGGATGTTGTGCTTCCTGAGACAGCCGTGTTAGCGCCATAAGCACCAGCAATCGTCAAATCCTGAAAACGTCCAGCCGCGCTTACCGTACTCAAAACTACGTTTGCAACTACAGCATTAGAAATGTTGCCATCGCTACTTGTAGTAATAGATACGTTTGCCGAAGCAATGCTTCCTGACGGGTTTTGAATTGTAATACGGCGAATAATTACACCACCAGAGTTAGCAACTGCACCGCCGTTAGTCAATCCACCACCCAAAAGAGGAATGGCAATGACTGCGTTACCGGCGGTGTTAAGTTGTGTAGCTCGGATGAGTGCCACCCGCCCATAGCCAAAGCTATCAAGCGTTAGTTGTGCTACTGCATCTGCGCTAGACATAACTTACTCCTTAGCTGTTGAACGTGCCGGTAGCAGCCTGACCACCATTGACCGTAGCCAAGATAATCGTAGATGCTGTTGCAACGATAGTGTTTGCACGGACGTTCACACCGTCAGAAATCAGAACGCCACCAGTGTTGTTGGCGATCAGAGTTGACCATGTTGAAGGAGTCGCGCAAGCGGTGTTGGTGTTGTAAGCCGACACTGCTTCAATCGTTACGTTGGCAGTTGGAAACAGCAAGTACGTTCCGGCAGGAACAATAGTCGTACTGTTGTTACCTGTCAGAGTTGTAAGTTGCCAGTATGCGCCTGGAGTGTTGGTACTAGCGTTAGCCAATACAATTTTGTTTAGACCGAGAGCCATGACTATTTCTCCTTAGATTGCAATTGAGTTATAGCCAGAAACACGGGTCATCGACTTGGGCTTGGTTGATACCAATTCCGCAATCATCAACACTGCGCCGACATAACCGATCTGCCAGTTTGGAAGAGTCGATTCAAAGCCGGTGAACACAAACGAACCTTGTTCGTGAATGTACAGCGAGAGATAGTTGCTGTTGATGAAATAAACAGTACCTTCTGGGCAATATGGATCAGGATAGATCGGCACACCGGCAACCATCAGGGCGCGGAAAGCAGCCTGTGGACCGTTGCTGTCACCATCAAAGCCAGAGCCGGGGGTAATGACGTATTGTTCCTGACCAACGTAGTCTTGAGCAAGCAGCGTCCAAGTACCAAAGCCGCAAACACCAAAAGTAGGAACTTCTGCACCGTTTTTAACGGTTCCAGAAATGTACTGAAGAATGTTTTGACGAGTTGGGTTGACGCTACCAGCGTTATAGACTTTCGACTTCCACCATGTGTAGGTGGAACGGTTGATGTTGCCGTATGTAGGCAAGTTTGTACCGTCATCAATTGCACCGGGCAAACCGATGAATTGCTGAGTGTTGGTGTAGTTGGTATACAGAGCCGTAGCCATTGCATCCATCATCACGTTCGTTGCGTCATTCATACGCGCTTCGATTAGAGGAATAATAGCGTAGTCTTGTTGTACCGCACCTTCCATACCGAGGAATGGAACAGGAGCAATCATCAGCTTGAGGTTGAACTCAGCATTGAAAGCACCTTGCTGAACTGAAGGCTGGTTAAATGAACCAGAGTAATCAGACCATTGTGCGTTTACAAACTGTGCGCCCTGAACGGGGACAGTAACTTGGCTCACACCGCCTGATGCTTGCTGACTGTTAGCAATCAGAGCAGCCATAAGGGGGGTTGAGTTGTAAAGTTGAACAACCAGCTTAGGGATAAATGCCCGTCTGGTAACATAGGTAAGTTCGTTGTATTGCGAACTACCGCTTGCTGGTAAAATTCCGCCACCAATAGGCATAGGAATCTCCTTTAATTAAAAATTAAAACAGATTGCCCATTGTGTGAGCAACCACTTATATCCCCTAGATACCAATGGGTCGCGTATTTTTACGCAACTCAGTTAATGCTTTTGCTGCTTCGTTTCTTGCCGCACCTTGTGGATTTTTCCAATATTGCGACAAGTCAAATTTACCCAAACCACTAGGATTGTAGCCGGTCGGTGTTGGTACAGCAGATTGTTTCATCCACTCCCAATACTGAGCCGCAGTCTCATGGTTTGGAATATTTTTTTCGACCATGACTTTCTCAATAGCCTCAACGTCCTCATCGGACTGTGCAAAACCTTTGGCTTTCAGCGAATTACGCTTTTTTTCCAAAGATTCTATTGCGTCACGTTCGCGCAGTTTGTTTTCAAGCTGCATTACGCGCTGATCTGCTTCGTTTACGCGCTTTTCTGTGTATTCTTCAAGTTGTAATTCCGGAATCACTAGATCAGGATTTACTTCTTTTGTCAGACGTAAAAAATTCTTGCGGGTTTTTGGATTGTCCGCAAGGCGTTTAGCTAAAGCAGCGAGTTCATCGCGTTGCTCGTAACTGAGGTCTTCTAAGCTACTCATGTTCTATCCCCTAGGTACTTAGATGACTTTCTTGGTATCGCCGGGGCGAGACAAGTTCATCACGTTTTTGTGACCGGCTTTAACTGCGCCAGTCAGACCGCCAAACTGCGAATACCGAGGGGTGTTCACAATTTGACCATTTTTTTGTTCATTGCTGGTTGGATTGCGTGGCGATGCAGCACCGCGTGGCTTAAAAACGTCCATGATTATTCCTTACATTGGTGGTGGCATACCGCCACCGGGAGGAGGTGGTGGCATACCGCCAGCAGGACCACCGGGCATTGGTGGAGATGCAGGAGGTGCGCCGGGAAGAGTCATACCTGGAACTGGAGGTGCGCCAGCCATAGCTTTTGCTTCAGGTGAAGCACCACCAGCTTGAGGTAAGTTTTGCAACAACTGAAGAATTTCTGATTGTTGAAGTTCATTTGTTTTAGGCTTGCGTGGTCCAAGAATTCCACTTGCCATGCGAATTGCGCTTAAAACTTTTTGACCTTCTGGAGATTCGCTTCCAAGAGCAGGTAGGCTTTGCTCTAACAAATCCATTGCCATGCCGATGTTAATCATTGCGGCTTCACGGTTTCCCATTTTGGGTTCCGGAGTGGACATAGGCGCACCCATTGGGGGCGAGGATGTGTCGGACATTCCTGCTGAAGCAGTGTCAGCAACAGGAGCAGCACCGCCTGGAGTGGCTTTATCTTTTTGCGCTGCAATCATCTGCATTAACTGGTCGGGCGGCATTGCCATAGTATTTCCCTATCGAATTTCACAATAGATTAAACCTAATTATAGGTTTGTCAATAGGAGGAGTTATTTTTTTGGTTCCCGACCCTCGGCAGGACTTATCGGCTACACGATAATCTTAAGGCTTACGCCCTAAAATTACTTGCGTGATTTACGACCTTTACGAGCTTTACGCATAGTCTTCTCCAAGTAAGAGGCGGCGAACTATTTGTGAAGGGAAGTAAGCCACTACCCTATTCCCTGAACAGGAATCCTTTACATACCTCTGGTATTGCTTCTTGCCCCGCGAGTTTTATCTCGTGGTGCAGTTTTAATATTTGTAACACGATATTGAACAGATGTGGGGGCTTCACCACGTTTTAAATTTGCTGTGGTTACTCTAGGTTGATCTGATTTAGGTTGCGTTTCGCTTGCCATAATTACCCCGCCACTTTTAAGTCTGGTTTGCCTTGAGGCTTTGGTGCAGCTTTTTCTTCCTCTTGACGTTTTTTCAGTTTGTCTTTTAACAACTGTTTCATCGGTGGCTCTAGCATATCAAGCAGAGATTCTTTGTCAATAGCTTGAGCCTTGAACAATGAAAACGCCAATTCTTTTGTATCTTCAGTAAAGATTGGGCTGTTAGAGTGAGCATCCACTTTAACGACAAAATCGCGTGTAAATTGTTCCGCAATGAAAGGTACGCCCTCGGTATCTTTGAAGTGCGTGGCATCGTAGGCTTGCATCAGTTTGAGATAGAGTGTTGCTACTTTTTCCAAACTATCTTCGATAATGAGGGCGCGTTTTTTAGCCCGGCTAGAACCTAGTCGCGCAAGTTGGGATGCGTGTCCACTTGAGCGAACACCTGATTCGCCTTTGCCGGACAACACGTTGTTGATGCCCGATGCTTCCATGAACATAGAATCAACTTCATGGATGACACCAAACAGATCATTAGGAATTTCTGGAGCCAAACGATCTACTTTCATGTTTGGCATATCTGTTGCAATCAAACCACCTGCACGGTTAAGCGCAAAATTCTTTTCATCAATAATGCCGCTAAAGCCAGACAATGCTGTTGGGGGCGCAACTTGCTTAGACAAAAGATCAAGAATCTCTGTCATGCGATTAGTTCGTAGCTGTTGCAACAAAACAAGTTTCTGACACTCGGACTGTCCCCAAAAGTAACCAGGCAAAGGGTCTGGACAGAGTTGCACAAAAGGACACTCGCCTTTAAGGAACACGCTTGCACCTGGACGATCATAAATAATCACATCAGGTGAAGCAATCGTTACAACTTGATAGTCCTCAGTTTCATCGTTCCACACCCACAACTCTTGCATCTCAATTGTTTCTTCAGCAACACGAGCGTTGTAGCGGTTCTCTCCAAACAAATCCATTTCCACGTTACCGTAGATTGTTGGATTGGTTGCAGACATAATAATTCTCGCAACACCATCGCCATTACCTTCTTCAGATTGGCTTGATCCTTTGATGTTGCCTGTGACTCGGCTCACAATAGATTCACGCTTGGGATGCGAATACAAACGAGCATACAACTCTGAGCGTGTTATGTAATAGCGTTGGCAGATTGCTTCTTGACGGTCTGTGTATGGAACGTCTTCACGCAACACGCCCATAGCACTTGGTTCAATCATGTAAGGGTGTATGCCCTTGTTGATTACAAGTTTTACAAAGGTTGTGTTGTAAACCAATGCCCATGTCAGAGCAGTTGAGAATACTTGGTCTGCGTTACTGTTGAGCCATTCATCGTTTAGTGCGCTGGTTAGCACTGGTGTCTTACGATGTTCTGCGTGAGGAACTGCTGCCCCCAAAGAGATACTAAACCGTGTGCTTTCTGCGGAATACAAAAAACTGGTTAGCTGATCTAAGTGGGGGTGAATCTTATTAAAGATTGCAGGAGGTTGTTCAAGTCCCGAACCGAATAAATAGTAAGCGCGTAACACGCTGTAGTCAGACTTTCGTTCTTCTCTGGACACCATACATTTCTGCATAATGTCCAAATAAAAGTTTTCTCTATCTTCGGCTTTGGTTGGGATACGCATTATTTCTTGATCTTTAGATTGTCAGGATCGTGCATTGTCGCACGGGGATCAATTCTAGGACCATTATTAATCCCTGCATCCCTTGGTGTCAACCCCACTGCTTCACCTTTTACGGATTGAGCATAACGTCCTGCCAAAATAGATTGCATATTCATCCCTTGGAACCCGCCTTGCGAACCGCCACCCCAGATCGCTGCGTCACCAGCACGGGCTTCTTGCGGTTGTACTGGCGTTTCTGCGGCTTGCTTTCCTTTACGGGGTCTGCCAGGTCTTTTCTTGGTGGCAAACTTTTCCGCTTCGGCGTAGTCTTTTTCGCTGAACTTGTTTTTGCGGGAGAGATAACCAGATTGGTTTTCGCCCGGTCTTGTGGACTTAATGTCAGACATATCGAATTCGCTCGCAAGGGACTTGAGGTGCTTGTCTGCTGCTTTGGACTTGTCCGAAACAAACCCCGGACTCTTGAGAAAAACTTGGAGAATAAATTCACCGTGACACCCCTCTGGACATATTGGTTCAAAACCTTCAAAAAAGCCATGATCTTGGCACTTGTAATCTCGTAATATTCTTGCCATTACTATCCCCTATCTAATTGCTCATCTAACGTTTCAGAATATTCAGCCTTATTTCTAATGCCTAGTTTTAGTTTAATCTCACCGCCTACTACTTGTAAACCATAACCTCTTGCAAACCTTGGTTTGGGTTCTTTTCTATAATCAACAAATCTTGTTCTGTCTTTGTTTTGCATTACAACAAGTTCACCATTGAGCCATTGTTTGTATGCTTTTGATACTCTGCGTTGAACAATCTCTGACATTTCATGCTTTTCGTAAATGAAAATCATCGCCATGTTTTCGCGGGTTAAACCTGCTATTTCAGCAAAGTGTTCAAGTGAAATGCCACGATTTTTGTCAGCAAAGAACCGTTTCATAATCCGCATGAGTTCGGATTTAGGCAGCACTTCCTCCGTATATCCCGATCTTCTTGAGATAGTCTGAGACATTTTTTCCTACTCCTATTTCTTCCGGTGTAAGTTCTTCCTGCTTTTTGGAAATCTCGCGTGTGATCCGTCTTGCAATGAGTTGCGGTTGAACCTGTTCTGCAAATGCCGCAGCAGCCAATGCAGATGCAATGACACGGTCATCCTTGTTACGCCCTGTCGCTTCAATGGAGCCTCCATCACGAACAACGGTTTTCATTTCATCAATGGTATCCATGTCCCGAATAACCATCATGTTGCGCTCAAAGTAATCTTTCATGTAGGTTAGCATCCGCTCTTTTGTCGCAGAGGTTGTCAGCCAACCAATGCTTTGAGACATACCGCCCAAACTGTCGTTCTTGCGCCAGATGTAGTTGGTCATCGAACCATAGACGTTCATCAAGTCTGATCCTGCTTGTCCACCCATAGCACTTGCCTGACGCTTCAAGTTGCGAATCTCGTTAATGACAGCTTGCCCAGGACCATTGACTTCAAGGTTCAGCGTAGAGTTCTTGTACGCACCTGCAAGGTGAGCAATCACCCACGCAAACTGGTAAGTGTTCATCTCACTTGTTGCAAACGCTGCAACCTGCTCTAAACCGTCAGCATAGGCTCTGTAGACCTGAATACAGAAGCGGTCAGCCCAATCACTCGACCCATACGCAGGATCGGCTCCTATGACGTAATAAGCGGTGTCAATAGGTTCTTCCCAAACCTTTAAGGTAGCCAGTCGTTCGGTGGACTTCAGCACGTTCGTGTCTTGAAAGTTTGCACCCATCGAATAGCGGTAGTAGTCAGGACGATCCTTCTTGGCATCTTTCATTGCATCCGTGCATCGAGCGTTAGAAAAGAAAGAAGTGCCAGTCATTACAAAAGCATAGTCCTCAGTAGGCGGAAACTCCTGATACATGAGGCTATCGTCTTTAATGCCTTCGTAGAGTTTCCATCGCCACCAAGCCATCTGACGAGAGTTGATTTCTACGTTGTAGAGTTTTTTAATGTCGCGTGTCCACTCTTTTTCTTCTGGTGTAAGTTTGCCATCCCAATAAACCTTGTAGGTGTCACCAGTCGGGTCTAGTGTGTACATCTCATTGCGCCACCAGCCACAAAAGATTGCACGCTGGGTTCTGGCACGTTTGCTTGTGGCATACATATCGTGGAACATATTAAAGCCACGCGCAGTAGATTCAAAGATGTAGAGCCTCAAAGGATTGGTTTCAGCAAGAGAAGCAAGCAATGATGCTAAACCTTCTTCGTCACCCCATGAAGATGTTTCTGTTCCATGCAAAAAGGTAATCGCTTTGCCTCGACCAAGTGAACCTTTGGCGCGTAATCCCGCCACCTGATAAAACAAGCGACTGCGGTTCTTCAGCGATAGTTGTGTTCTGTTGTGAGCAAGCAAAGGGATGCGATACTCTTTTGGCAACCCCTCCATGTACATCGAAAGAGTCGAGCGAAACATATCTCTGTTTTCTTCTGTATCAGTCACCAATGTGCCTTGCAGACCTGGATTGATAAAGTGCCAGTACAAGTCGAGCGCAAGAGAGATTGTGGTAATGCCAAGTTGCCGACCCTTGAGGATAGTAAAGAAGTGAACACCTTCCTCTAACCCCTTAGCAATCTCATTCATCACATAGGTCTGTGTACCCAAAGGCTTGCCCATCTTCATCAAGCCACGCTCTTTTGTCTCAATCTTGAGTTCAGAACAAAAACGATAAAACTGCTTGAGATTAAAATCCATCAACATTCCATTTGGCAATCTTGTTTCGGTGCTCCTCAGACCTAGCACATGAGATCAATTCTCTGTATTGCAAGTCAGAGTATCTCTCACGCCACTGAGCAGCCAGTTTAATCTTCTGTTTCTTTGTCTTGCACTTAATCGCAAGCTGCATCTGGAGTTTAAAGTCCAGACGCGTAGCCCTCAATCTCTCAATGTCGAGACTGGTCATAAGACGAAAGCGTGGCTCTAAGGTTATCAATCTCTTGTTGAGCAAGCATCAATAGCCTAGACGATTCACCATGCACCCGAATGAGTTCTTTGAATAAGCCAATCTTATCCATCGCCCACACCCGATCTAAGTACGCACGTTTATCAGCGTCCCCAGCCTTAGCAATAAACTCCTCAATACTGTCCTGACCATTGGTTTGCGTATCCATCACGCTACCCGCCACACACGAACACCACCCTCAACCTGTCGAGCAGTGAATTTCCATCCCAACGCCTTCCCAATACGCCAATTGGAATTGGAAATGGTTTGCATCTTCCCTTCCGGTACTAAGAAACTATCACCTACTTCCATATCTTTGTATGGTAAAGCGTTCTTCTTAGTTGATGCTATTGGTACATCTTTATCTATTGCTAATCTATTGAACATATACATCTCCCATAAAGCAAACATAATACATCAAAAGATGAAAAACCTATTTTTTTTTGGGGGGAAATCGGAGTGGGGCACCCTCCCACAGCATGCCAAACCCAAGCCATGACCACTCACCACGCATGAGCTGCGAGCGTAGGCGTGTATCGTGCATAGAGTAACGTGTCCATAGCCCAATAGAGTATATACATTAGGTATATCCGGATATATATATAGTCTAGTAGTTCATAGTCCCTTACCCGATTAGGGTAGAGGGGAGAGAGTAGGTGATCTGTCCCCATTTATGACGAACAATTAGCCAGGTTAAATATATAAAACCCCTGTATAAATTTATACTTTTTTTTATATTCCTGTATATATATATATATAGTATATAAACTACATGATTCCTAAATTTAACTTACCTTATGTACCTATTAGATAAAAACTATCGCTCAATAGCTATTGATTAAAATAAATGTGTATGAAATATGCAATATATGCTTGACAGCATATTAGTGCTAAATTATGATTCATATATGCGCTGCGGAATGTGGTGCAAACCTAATTTAAAGGGGTATCAAATGAAAACAGTTAATAAAACAGCATTAGAAAAGGCAATTAAGAACGCATTAGAAGAAAATTCTTTAACAACATCAAATGAATTTATTTTTGCTTGCCAGTGGTATTACAAGGCATTGACAGAAACGACAATTACCAAAAAATACATTTTACATTTTGTTTCTAACAACATTCTCTAACTAGCATTTTTCCTAAACTAACTTATAAAGGGTTGCAGCATGAAATATAAAATAGTAAATATTTATGCGGGTTTTCAGAATTGCTACGGTGATTTACGTTGGCGAGTAATGAAAGGCAATAATTTCATTAAAGCATTTAAGACAAGAGCCAATGCTAGGGCATTCGTGAAGGAGTTAGCACAATGAGAGTTTTTACAAACAATCAAATTGAAATCGACGGCAAACAAACAGGCTACGCTGTCTATCAAAAAGACAATGGAACGGTGGTTTATCACCACGCTACTAGCCAAGAGATTGTTATGCCAATGACACGTTATGCACTGTCAACGCATGACGGTCGAGCTTTGTTTAAACGTCATTTTTTAGACTCAATCAAAAATATTCTCTAATCAAACACTAAGGGGATTCCTAATCTCCCCGTCACTTACTAGGGGTTACATCATGATTGCAATTCACACAAAATGCTTACCTGCTAACAATGTTCGTGGATCACGTATTAAGGCATACACCAGCTCAGGTTTCACAGCCACCATTACTTATCCTCACGCTGAGTCATACGAATTAGCACACTTTCAAGCTGTCAAAGAATTAGTAAAAAAACATAACCTTGACTGGAATTTTGACAATATGCGCTATGGTGACAGCGCAGACGGTAAAGGCTATGTGTTTTGTTTCGATCATTCAGTTGTAGGGGCTTAACATGAAAGTCACTGTAATTATCAAAGATAAAACAGAGCAATTCTTTACGGGCTTTGGTGACAGCATTATCGGATTGAACAACTTAGACGATAAAGAAAAGTTTGATTATCTTTTGAATAAAGGTGTAGAGCCTCACTCCGGCATTACAACAAAGATAGGCAACGGATCATTCAGAGACCGTGTAGAGCTTAACCAGTTACGTAGAAAATGCCCACGCTTTGACTACAAACTGGAAAACCGTAAAGGCTACAAACTCGTTACTTTTGAGGTGGCAGCATGAAAACAGACGTTAGATTTTTTGTAGTTGATTATAAACAAGATGATGCACCTTTGATTGAGGTGTCAGAACAAGAGTTTTTAGAATACGAAGGCTTTATTTTTTATGAACGTCATACAGTAAGAGAAAATGGCGTAAATCAAATTTGTTTAACTAAAGGACCGGATCATGCTTAACACTATCAAAGAATACGTCTACATGGCTTTGTTCATGCTTGCCATGTTGCCACTGGTCTACTGGTTTGCTGTCGAATTAACTAACTAACTTTTCCTAATAGGGGTACACCATGTATTGCATTGAAATAAAAAAATCAATTGACGATGACGATTACACACAAATAAGCCTATTTGACAAAGACGGGTTTTGTATGTCTTACAGCGGGTTTGGCACTTGGGCAGCACTCACATTATTAGATGAACACTCAATAGACGTTAGGGGCACAAAATGACAGCATACGAGCAAGGTTATCAGGATTCAATAATGCACGTTTTATTGCACTATGTTGTTATTCGTAGAGCGGAGGGTTAAACCATGCAAACAATACAAACACCTAAAACACTGTTTAGCGATATTGTGAAAGTACAAGATATTGTCAAAAAATGTACCAATGATGATTCAGACTGGTTTTATAAAGTTGAGTCTTTCGGAAAATATTTTGCTGTTGGTATTTATGATGATGTAGGTTTGATAGGTTATATGTAATTGCCAATACCCCTAGAATCAATTTAAACGGCTCTAGGGGCTTTTTTTAATCATAGGGGTATCTTTATGTCAAAATTATTTATAGCGTCTCTAATCGCTTTATTTACAGTTTCAGTCTATGCAAGCTGTATCGGTCAATCTATTGTCGGTAGTGATGGGGTTATCAAATACTGTCAGACTTGTTGCGTCAATAATCAATGCGTCACAATCTGTAATTAAATTCTAATTTTTTATTGGGGATCAATATGCAAATTGAATTAGCACTGGCTAGAAACACTGATCCAGAAACCTCTCATATAAGCGCAAATTCCGTACACGCGCGTGTACCGACACTTGAGAGCATGGTTTTGGAATTTTTGAAGTCTCGTGGGGACACTGGAGGAACAACAGAGGAAATTGCTTTGGCTCTAAATCTGGATCGAGTGACAATCAGCCCCAGGATGAAACCCCTTATGTTAAAGGGACAAGTGATCCAAATGGGTAGACGGTCAGGTAAGTCTAATAAACCCGCTATTGTATGGGGGGTGAAATGAACGAACGTATAAAAGAATTAGCTGAACAAACGGGTCTCGCATATAGGTTAAGCAATGGCAAGTATTGGATTGATGCCGGAGAGGTTGATATACACCTCGAACGCTTTGCAGAATTAATCAGGCAAGACGAGCGTGAAGCGTGTGCGAATTTGTGTGATGAAAATGAACGTGCAAATTTATATGGCGTTAAAGAATGTGCGGCAGCAATCAGAGCAAGGGGTGTGAAATGACTGACAAAGAACTTCTGGAGTATGCGGCTAAGGCTGCGGGGTATAAGGTCAATAAATCCCCAATAAGCGGAAGGATGTATATAAGTTCTGGTGTATCTCAATGGGAGGAATGGAATCCACTAACCGATGACGCACAGGCTTTGCGCTTGGCTGTGAAGTTAAGGTTTGATGTTGATGTAAGTGATCGCAATAATAAACACACATTCGTATTCAACTCAAAAACATTCGAAGTAACGATCAAAGTACACAATGACGACCCCTACGCAGCAACACGCAGAGCAATCGTTCGTGCAGCGGCAGAGGTTGGTAAGGCAGGGGAATCAAATGAACCGTAAACTATTACAACAAGCATTAACCGTTTTAAAAGACTGGGATGCGTTGATTAAACACCAATACAGCGGCAGTAGTGAAGCAATGACGGATATGCAACACGCTGCATGGAATACGGTGGATGCTATTAAAGCCCTTGAAGCAGAGTTAGCCAAGCCTGAGCAAGATTACATCAAACAATTAGAAGATGGATTTCGCAAACAGCTTGATGAATTATCTGAGCGTAACTACAAATTGAAATTTGAACTCGCAGATATAAAGTTAGACAAGATTGATAAGTTTGACGCACAGCCTGAGCAAGACCACGGATTTGACCGCACAGCATCACACATGGCAAGTGAGTATGTGGATACTGCGGAGCAAGAGCCTGTTGCGTGGATGCTTGATTTTATAGATGACGGGTTTGAAGTAAAGGATCATGTTGTGACAAAACCTGAACATATCGGAGCAGGGTATAACGTCAGAACACTATACACATCGCCACCATGTAAAGAGCCTGTTGCGACAGTAACAAAAATTATGCATAACGGAACGTATTACGAGGGTTATTTTGATTCTCACATCAGACTTAAGGTTGGCACAAAGCTCTACACATCACCACCACGCAAGGAATGGGTCTGTAAAAAATGCGGAGAAATCAATGATAAATGAACTACTTAACGTAATAACTTACGATAAAGAAACTGGTATTTTTTGCTGGAATGAATCAGCTTCGCCAAGGATGATTGGCAAAAATGCTGGAACGATTGATAAAGAAGGCTATGTAATTATTGGTTTTAACAAGAAAAAATATAAAGCACATAGATTGGCATGGTTGATTTCATTTGGTGAGTTTCCAAAAAATGAAATAGACCATATTGATGGAAATAAACAAAATAATCGTATTGAAAATTTGCGTGATGTTTCAAGATCAATAAACCAATCAAATATTATTCAGCCACAAAGTGTTAACAAACTAGGTCTGCGCGGGGTATGCAAACATAGAAATAAATTTATGGCTGATATAAAAGTCAATGGTAAGAAAATATATCTTGGTGTGTTTGATACCGCAGAGCTTGCTCAATCAGCTTATTTGCAAGCAAAAAACAAATATCACGCCCGTGCCATCGAAGCCAAACTAAAGGAAAAAAATGGATTTTGATACATATATTTATATTTTTTTAGTCACACTTTTTTTGTGTCTGTTATGCGTATGCGTGTTTCATTGCAAGGAGGACCCCGAAGAAAACGTGTTTAGGCGTAAAGACCTGGAATGTGACACTTGCGGTCAGATCAGCAATCTTACTAACGGTCTATGCGACTATTGCTCACGTTTTTATAAGGCTCACAAATGAATACTACTAATCCCAGTCTTTTAGACAAAACCTTTGTTTACATACCCTCCAATCGCACAAATGTTGCAGAAACATGGAAAAAATATGGGTATACGCCCCCAAGTGAACAAAAAGTAGTTGAAGAAGAAAAGAAATAAGAGTATTGTTTGGGTTCTGGCGTGGAAACCGGAATAGGTTCAGGAATGTGTTTTAAAGATGCCCTTGATGGGTGTTCTGTATGCTTACAAAGTGATCCTGAACCACTCTGTAAGTATTCCACAACAGAATACCTTTCAAGGGTTTTTTGCGTTTGAAAGAAACAATCGGGGGCATAACCCACCCCTCGTTATGTAGATGCGACAGAAACGGATAAACGTAGAGAATGGGGCAAGAGGTCTAAACAGCCTGTGAAAAACCCAAGTCAGCAGCCAGGACTATCTTAGATAAACGAGAGCATCACCCTGTTTTTTAGGGAAAACCGTATATATGCGGGTGAGGTTTAATATTGTCTTAAGAACCGAGGCTCAGGCGTGTGGAACAAAAGTAAACCTTTTAGAAATAAATTTTTAAAAGAAAAGATAGTCACTGGAAAACTTTTCACCAGTGTCTGCCATTGCAAGACCGCACCTTGGTTAGAATGTCCACATTCTTTCAAAGATGTTGAGTATGAGAAAGATATAGAAGAATATGTTTTATTTTTACCAAACATATAAATATTATTTGCAATACTTATTATTATCTGTACAATACGAAGTGTAGTATCCTTTTTCCTAACAACAGGGGTAGCAAAATGAACGACATAAAGTTCTGCAAAGACTGCAAACATTTAGACAAAAAGTATCAAAACGCTGATTACGTCAACTTTGTTTACTGTATGCGTCCAGACGGGTTAAATCTCGTTTCTGGTGAGATCAAAGCAAGAGGCATAGTTGCAGCAACAGAGCGCACATTGGACGCAACAGGCTGCGGTAAACACGCTCAATTTTTTGAGCCTATCCGCAACACTTCCAACATTCAATCGGAGTTTTAAATGAACCAGCAAGACGATTTTGCACCAGAGGTACGGAATTCTGCTTGGTGGAGTGGAGACACTCGCCTGGCAGCCAATGGTAAAGCTGTAGAAGCAATTCTGACCAAACAAGGGAAGATCACGCCACCTGACATATCTGACGTTGAAGCGGTCCAGATGGGTCATGTGATGCAACCTGTTATCGGAAGATTGTTTCAGACTAAACACCAAATGGAGTTGAAAGATGCGGATTACGCGCTTACGCACGCTAAGGAAAGCTGGTTACGTTCACACTTCGATTTCATTTCCGCAGATGGAAAAACGCTTGTCGAAGCCAAAAATTACAATGCAGCATATCGTAACAAGTTCGATCAAGAGCAAAACCGTGTCCCCGCGTCAGATTATGCACAGTGTCTACATGAGGCTACTGTACATAACGTCACAGAAGTGTATCTTGCGGTTCTGTTTGGTGGACAAGAATTTCAAACCTTTCATTTCCGGTTTTCTGACCAAGAGAAAGAAGAATTCGTCAAAAAGAGTGCCGCGTTTTGGGGATATGTTCAGTCGAACACGACTCCTGCACCAGAAACGGTTGAGCAGACTAAATTAGTCTATGAAACAAGCAATTCTGACGTAATTACGGCAAATTCGCAGTTAGAGCAAGCTATAGCCGCTCTCAAACAGCGTAAAGAACAGATTAAGCAGTACGAGTTGGATACAGAGCAGTTAGAAGTGTTTATACGCAATGCAATGGGCAATAGTGCTGAAATACGCTCTGTAGATGGTTCTACGCTTGCAACGTGGAAAAGCAGTAAAGCATCAGCACGTTTCGATGCAAAATTGTTTGAAAAAAGTATGCCGGACCTGTACAAGAAGTTTGTCGTTGAACAACAAGGCTCACGCCGCTTCCTAATTAAATGAGGGGTTAATTATGAGCAACATTATTCCGTTTCAAGAAATGAAAGGCATGGCTGAAGCTATTGCACAGTCTGGCTTATTCGGTATGAAAGATACTAACAGCGTATTGGCACTGATGGCAGTGGCTCAAGCTGAAGGTTTGCATCCCGCTACAGCCGCAAGAGATTTTCACATTATTCAAGGTAGACCAGCACTTAAAGCAGATGCAATGCTTGCAAGGTTTCAGCAATCCGGTGGAAAAGTTCAATGGAGTAAGTACACAGATGAAACAGTTACAGGAGTCTTTACTCACCCTAACGGGGGAGAGTTGGCAGTTACATGGACTATTGACCAAGCTAGAAATATTGGTCTCGTTAAACCTGGTTCTGGGTGGCAAAAGTTCCCTAGAGCAATGCTCAGAAGCCGTTGCATTAGTGAAGGAATTAGATCAGTTTATCCAGGAAGCGTCACGGGTTTCTACAGCCCTGAGGAAGTCTCTGATTTTGACGATAAGCCAAAGCAACGGGACATGGGGAAAGTAGAGATTGTTCCTGTTCCTGAAATAGCACCTGTAACGCAAATAACGGACGATGGTGAGGTTTTAGACGCTCCCGTGATTGCAGATATAGCCGACATTGAAAGCGACTCCTTGTATCCGCTTTATTTGCCAGATGGTACGATTTATTCAAGCCATGACACTAAAGATCAATGGTGCGTTGCTTACGTCAATATGACTACTAAAATCTTTAATTCTGAAAAACTTGATGCTGGCACTAAACAGCACAAGATCACAGCGTTCAGAACAGCGAATGAAAAGGTTCGCACAAGTTTAAGCAAGACCGATCAATTAGCATTAACTCAGATGGTTGCACAGCATAGAACTGCTGCAATTACTGTTCACGATTTAAAGAAATACGGAGAATAAGCATGGCTTACGAAAACGACTTTAAAGTACCCGATGGCAAAGCATACTGTTTCGCAGTAAAAGAGCGTAAAAGCGAGTTTTCACCGCAATTCAAAGGCAGGATGATTCTGACAAAAGACTACAAAGCAGGAGATGAGATCAAACTTGCCGTGTGGTCACAAATGACTAAAACCGGAAATCCTTGGATCAAGATTGCTGAAGAAAACTGGGTTCCTAGCGGTACTTATGTGAATAAACAGCAATATCCAAAAGAAGTGAGCAACATTGATGACTCAGACTTGCCCTTCTGATCTGGAAAACCGATTTTTCTGGATGCGGGGAAGCGAATATGAAACACATACTACATTTACCATACCCTCCGAGTATCAATAACTACTGGATTGCTAGTGGAAATAGACGCTTTGTGTCTAAACGTGGCAGAGACTTTAAGTTAGCGGTACAGGAATATGTTGCATCGCACCAAATGGAATCCTTTGGGGGTGGGATGGTGAATGTAGATATAGTTATTCGCCCCCGTGATGCAAGACTGATGGACATTGATAACTGTATCAAGCCAGTATTAGATGCTCTGCAAGACGCAGGAATGTTTGACAATGACAAGCAAGTAAGCAGCGTGTCGTGTCATAGAGGTCTGGTTATGAAAGGTGGTGGCGGTTGCATCGTAGTCATCACTGAAGCAAAGGATGTACCCCCCGAATCGTAGCGGTATTAGGAGCCATCCCCGGCATGGTATCTACGGTAGCCGGGACCAAGACGCATGAGGATTGTTCCATCGATAAGATGTTTGCAAACGCTGTTCATCAGTGACAATCCCCAGCCGTGTTGGTCAACTAACTTTAGGGGTAACAATGAAAACTGAGATTAAGCCAGGACTGAAAGTATTTATCGCAACACCTATGTATGGTGGGATGTGTGCAGGAAGCTACACGCAAGGGGTATTGAACCTCGGCAACGTGCTTAGGGATCATGGCGTTGATTCTGTCATGTCTTTTATGTTCAATGAATCATTGATTACTCGCGCTCGTAACGCACTCACACAAGCGTTTCTGAAGTCTGATGCTACGCACCTGATGTTTATTGATGCTGACATTAACTTCAATCCTTATGATGTGCTGACCATGCTTGCACAAGACCTCGATGTGATAGGAGGAATCTATCCAAAGAAGGAAATCAATTGGCAAACTGTTAGAAAAGCTATTGAGGCAGGTGTAGAGGACAAAGACCTCAAATATCACACAGGCAGTTTTGTAGTGAACCTTGTTGATTATGCGCCAACAATTACTGTCCCAGTAGATGAGCCAGTAGAGATTCAGAACGCTGGTACAGGGTTTTTGCTCATCAAACGTGAAGTATTTGATGCGTTAAAGCCACACGTTCCATCATATTCTAATGATGTTGCAGATTTAGGCAATACAATCGGTGAGCGTGAAGTGATACATGAGTATTTTGCAACAAGCATTGAGGAAGAAACTAATCGCTTGCTGTCAGAGGACTATCACTTCTGTGCAATCTATCGCACGATCGGGGGGCGCATTTACGCAGCACCTTGGGTTGTTTTGTCTCATATCGGGACGTATTCATTTGACGGAAGGTTAGTTCCTGCACCATGAACGAAGAAACAAGGCAACTATTGTGGGAGGCAAGAGAAGTTATCGCCGATCTTTGCGATGACAATGGATTGCCTTATCCGATGGATATTATTAACAAGATTAGTATCGCGCTAGACGAATATTTATGAAATTCTCACAAGACTGGTTCTCCCACAATATCCCGAACTTTGAGTTCATCAAGACGATATTGCCTGAAAGAAATAACATCCTAGAGATTGGATGCTTTGAAGGCAGAGCATCGTGCTGGATGCTTGAAAACTTTATCGGGGATCACGGAGAACTGGTCTGTATAGATACTTTTAAAGGTTCAGCAGAACACGCGGGGATGGAATTAGGCGATCTGTACTCTGTTTGGAAAGAAAACACCAACTGGGTTAAGAAAACGACTCAAGAAACCATTGCGTATCACGGCACTTCTTACGAAATGCTTGCAAGCCTCATTTATGCTCAAGATAAGTTTGATTTCATTTATATTGATGGCAGCCACACTGCACCAGACGTATTAACAGATGCGTGTATGGCTTTTGGACTGCTTAGATCAGGCGGTGTCATGCTGTTTGACGATTATCTGTGGAAAGATATGCCAGGATTAAAGAATCGTCCCAAAATCGCTATAGATGCGTTTACAGCGATCTTTGCAGACAAGGCTAGTATCGTGATGATTGGATACCAGCTTGGCATCATTAAACACTAAGCATATTGTCCGCTTCAATGCGGGCAGTGGCTATTCTGTTTAGCCAACCCTTTCCGTACACATCAAAGTTGCTCAAAGAACGATAGTGCTTTTCTTTGGCAAGACTGAACTTATCAATTAAGTCATCAGCATCGTGCGTAACAGTTGCGGCAAAAGTTAATGGTCCCATTCGACCGTCAACGTGTGCGCCCACAGCTTCTTGCAAGAGCATGACGCATTTGCTCACCCCTGCGTTCACCGCAAAGTCGAATAATAAATAGTCGATACCTGCGGGCATCTTATCGCACCAGAGTCGATCCCAAAACAAGCGTCTATACAAAGGTTCAACGTCAGCGTGGGTCAAAGAGCGCATTTCCTGAATGTTTGACTTGCGCTCAACATACATTTCCCATGTTGCCATCGTCACACCAAGGTTGGTGTATCCAGGTCTACCATCAGGCATCCAGTTACCTTTGTCTTTTGGATCGTCAGAGAATCCACCTTCAGATTTCATCACCAGATCAAAAGACTTGTGCCAATTCTCAATCATTTGCTTGCGACACCGTTGTACTTGTCCAAACTACGCAATCCACCCATACCAAGCAACCCGATCAGAACTTGCATCGTAAGCGTAGTGTCAATTGGAGGAAATGCACCCGTGTATCCAAGCATCGTTGCAGTAAAACGAGCAATAGGCTCAAAAATAGCAACATAAGCTAGACCACATCCGCACACCCAGCCTACAAACGGTCTCCAACCAGCCACAAACACAGAACTAGAAGCAGCTTCAATCTTATTGGTGTCAGTCTGTGCAGTCATAACGGCTAGATCACCGTTCTGTTGCATCTCCAATAGTTTTAATTTCGCTTCTGCCGCTTGCGCGGGATCAGGAAACAATCTCTGAATGATTGTGTTGCCAATCTCTAATGCTGCGCTGATTGGATCAAATGCCATTACAGTGCCTTGAAGAATTCTTTAATACGATCCCAAGCCTCAACCGCCAAGTGCTCAACCTCGGCAGGCAGGTTTGCCAAGCTCTGTTCAAGCCGTGCAACTTCTGCCCGTGCTGCATCCAAATCAGACTGCAATTTCTCTTTAATCGTCATAGACCTTCTCCTGGAGTAAAATAACATTCAGACGCGCCTTCACCAATAAATGCAATATACAAATTTTGATTCTGACTAATCTGTTGTGGAATGGTAAACACTTTAATAGTACCCGGCACACTGACCAAACAGTAAGACGGTGCGCCAGCAGCGGGTACTGAAACCGCGACATTTGACAATGTGCTTACATAGAAATATACAGGCTGACCACCAACACCAGTAGGTTGATGGTTAGCCACGCATAGCTGATTGCACGGACTGTCAGAGTTAATCGTAATAGTCTGGCTTACGGTCGTGACGTTTGCTTTATACGTCTTACCCATTGCCTGAAACGCAATGTTGTTAGCCATTTAGCAAATCCTTTTGCCACCGGCATTACCGGGTTTGGTTGTGGACGAATCTTTGGTGTTGGAATTGCCATCAAAGTTCCACACGGACGTATAACCACCACGCTGAACTTGACCGTTCAAGTGATAGTTTTTACCACCCGCACTACCGTCACGGGGCAACTGTGGACGAACTGATTTAGCAATTTGCTGATTTACATTACTCGGACGCTTTGGCATTTTGACTTCCTTCTTTAATGTTTATACAAAGATAACTAAAAATTGAGAAAAACGCCATCACTACTAGACGTTCCCACGCTGGTTCATAGCAAACCCAACAAGCAAGACCAAAAGATAAGCCAAGAGCCAAAATAATTAACAAACGCTGACAAACCACATCAAGCGCAACACGAACTAAAGTTATTGCATCCATTACTATCCCCGTTTAGTTAAACCAAAGCACAGTTTAACCCTCGTCATCATCGTTTGCAATAAATCCGCTTCCCCATTCATCGTCCGAAATTTTCTGCTTCAACTTTTCAATGTTAATTGCACGATCCATGACGCGACACTTATCCACAAGCGTAGCAGTCGGGTCTGACATTACATCAGACAGCATCTTGGCAATCGCGTTCTCAAGTTCAGGATTAACTCCTTTTGCTTTCTTGCTCATCAATATCCACCAAACATTCTGTTGAAGTCATACTTGGTTACTGCGCCACCAGTAGCACCCGCGGCAGCACCATATCCTAACCATTTAAGAATTTTTTGTTTGCTTTCAACTTTTGTTGCTTTGTTTGCATAGTCAATCAATTTGTCTTTCAAGCCTGTTTCAAATAACCAACCTTCATTATTTGGGTTAGTAGCAAATTTATAAATTTCTTCTGGCGTTTTATTTTGCAAAACAGTTGCAGCATATTCTTTTGCAAGATTGTCTACAGCAGCACTATCGCCTGTTGCCGACTTAAGTTGTTTAACAGTATCTTGAGTTTTAAAAAATTCTTTGGCAAAAGATTCTGGATCAGCAGCCATTTGCTTAAAGTCAAATTTTTCACCTCGCAATACGCGAGACATTAACTCTGTTTTGAATACATTTAATTTTTCAGATGCAGCCTTATATGCTTCGTCTGCCTTTTTATATGCTGGGTTCCAATCATATAAATAATTTTCTAATGTTTTGGCAAGGTCTTTTTTATACTGGTCGCTTAACGCGCCGTACGCTTCAGCAGGTTTTCCTTTGGCATTAGATTCTCTTAAATAACGCAATTCTTCAATAAGAGCTTTAATGTCTTTTTCTTGTGTTACTGATGGAGCTTTTGTTGTTTGTTTACTTGAAACAAGACCTTTTCCTAAAGGAGAAACTTCGCCACCATAAGTGCTACCTTTTACAGCATCAATAAGCCGGTTAATCCCTTTTATTTGTTCTTCTCCCATTTCAAAAACTTGTCCATCTTTAGTAAAAGTTTTTGATTTTTCAAGAGCATCAATAAATGCTTTACCTTGTGGAGACTGAGCGAAAGGGATTCCTTTTACTTGCGCTTCTCTAGCTGCGCTTATTGCAGCATCATAATTGTTTGTTGCTTCAGCACTTTTTTCGGCAAATTGTTTGTTTACTTTAGATTCAAGAGAAGTACCAATCTTCTCTCCCATTTCTCGGAAAGTTGATGGTTTAATATCTAATTCAGGTCTTTTGATCCCTAATAATTCGCCAATTTTTTCACCGCCCTTTGTAACTAATTTTGTAGCCAAAGGAGCCAATTGAACAGCAGGCAAAGCATATTCCCCAAATGTTTCATATTCTTTATATCTAGGATCAACGCCTGGCTTTCTGCCTATTGCTTTTTCGCCTACTTGCAAAACATTTTCAACTTCTTCTGTTGTTGGAAATAATGTTTCCCTACCAAAACCCATATCACGTTTTGATGTTTTTTCTTTCATTCCTAAAAATTTAGGAACAGTATCCAAAGCAAATCTTTCTAATTCTCCAGGACCACCAATAGCTGTTTTTACAACGCCGCGACCAGCAGCAGACGCACGGTTAGCCGCTTCTTCAAAAACATCACTAAAACTTAAATCTTTTGTTGTAGGAGTTTCTTTTGATGTTTTTTTAGGCAAATCACCGTACCCATCATTGCTTGATGATGGAGCATTGTTTGCCGATGCTTTAGGCAAGTCGTCATATCCGTCCATTAGAACTCCTGTCCTGTTCTTTCTTTAAAGCGTTTTTTCACTGCTGTTGGGTCATAACCATCCGCAATTGCTTTTTCTGCTTTTTGTCGCTGGTCTGCAACTTGCTCTGGAGAAGTGTATGTAGGAGCAGCCGGCGGAGCAGACGATAAACTTGGTGCGCCGACAGAACCGGAAGAAACAATGTCTCTGCCAATTTCAAGCATATTTTTTCTGTTTAGTTTAGGACTAAATGTCGCTGCGCCCGTAGACAATTCAGTAATGTGTTGATCCATAAGATTTTTAAAACCTTCAGGATTAAATTGATCTTGCTGCAACAAATCGTTAAATCGTTTTTGCAACGCAACAGTAAATCCTTTTGATCCACCCGCCAATGCTCTTTCATAATTAACAAGGTATGCAGCATAACGTTTAGCAAAAATAAGTTCAGGTTGTCCGTTATCAGACAAATCTTCGCCTTTTCTAAATGAATCAACATATCGGTTTACAGTTCTGTTAAGTTGACCTGAACGACCAATAATGTCTTTGTTTTTTTCAATATAATTTCTTAAATCTTCCGCCTCGCCAACTGCTTTTGCAATTTGCGGAACATTTTTTAATCCTTCTTTATCAAGTTTTGCGCCGGTTCTTGATGTAATTTCTTCAGCCCAATCCGAAGGTGAAGCTAATGTTTTTGCTCCAAACTTAGTCAAACCTTGTGGCAAAGGAATTACTTCACCTTTAGCGTTATATACTTTTCCATCAGGTCCGGTATAAGCAGGAGTAATCTTTGCCTTTTGGTCTTCTGCTTCGTACCGTTTCTTTTCCATGTCAATACGCTCTTTATGTTGTTGAGCATTTTGACCCATTTGTTTTAATTGCATTTGTAATTGAGCAACTTTGTCTGCACTTTGACCGTCAGCAATCACACCAGCAATACCTTGACCTGCAAGAGCCTTTGCTGTTTCTAAGTGGGTTTTTGCTTCTTCACGATTGGTTGCAGACTTTTGCAAGAACAATGTCAACTCAGAATCAATCTGCTTTTGCAGTCCTTGCAGACGTTTCATGTTGGTATCAAATTCTTTGTAAGCGTTCGCAACAACATCTTTGCGTCCAGACTTATAACCATCCATGATGCCTGTCATAGCACCCAAGACGTTGTTTGCTGATTGCTTTCCAGAACTTCCTAACATCGTTCCTACAATAGCAACCAAACCGCCAAGTTGTGCAAAGTCACCCATCGACTCTTTGGGTATTTCAAAAGGCTTTTGTAGTTGTTCACCAATTTGCGCTTGTTTAGCACCTACTTCTGTCATTTTTTGACGTTCTGCTTCAAGAATAGGCTTCATTTCCTGTTCTTGTTTTTGTGCCAGTTCTACACCAACATCTGCTTTGGCTTTTTCCGCAGCGCGAGTTTTAGAAGCGACTCCAAATGGATCAGCCATTGGTTTGTTCAAAGTATCTTGCAATGCCATGATTGATCCTTATTCGGTAGCGGTAGTCGTTGGTTTCATGGCTGTGCCAAAACCGATTGATGCCAAAGTAGAATAAAACTTCTGCATATTTGCTGCAAGCTGTTGATCTGATGCCAGACCAGTCATAATTGCTTGCATTGTGTACTGATCCGCAATACCGGCTTGCGTTAAACCAGTGTTAATTGCAGCAGTACGCAAATTATTAGCCAAAGTATTAGATGCTGTTTTAATTTGTTCAGCAGTAAGACCGTAAGCAGCACCTTGCTGATACGCTTGCAAACCTTGGTTTAATTGTTGTTGACCAAGCGTTGCTCGAGCCGTCTGTTCTGCAACACCAGCTTGCATTGCACCTACACCGCCACGCTGCGTAATACCTTGTCGCGTTTGTGCTTTCAATGCTTCTAATGCTTGCGTATTGGCAGGAGTCAATGCGCCAGCTTGTGCGCTTTGAACCATTTGAGTACCAACATCTAGTGGCAATTTACCAAGATCAGTAACTTGCTGTGCAGACGCTTGACCTTGCGCTTGAGTCTGAGCAGCAATGTCACTCAATTGCTGTTGTGCAGCATCAGAACGAGCTTGTACTGGTTGAGCCATCGCACCAATTTGACCCGCAGCAGCTTGACCTTGTTGAGCCGCTTTATTTGCTTGACTTGCACCCACAGCACCAACACCAAGCAAACCAGCGGCTTTAGCAATACCAGCCGCACCACCCAATGCAGATAATGTTTGATCCCACCAGCTTTTTTCTTCTGGTGCAGTTTTTTGCGTTCCAGTATCAGGTTGCAATTGACCAGAAGCAGCCTTGGCAAATTGTGATTCATCGTAAGTTGTAGGCGTTTGCTTTGGCGTATAGTCTTCAGGATTATATGTTGGAGCAGCGGGTGTTGGAGCAGCATCACTAGGCGCAGGAACATTCCAATCTGAAGCGGAAGCACCACCTTCTCCAAAGTCATAACCACTATCGTCAAATTCGGGTAAACCCGTATCAGGGTTAATGGTTCCAGAACCACCTCTACGTTTGAGCAAAGCCGCTTCTTTAGGCGTAATGTGAGCAAGCACAGTATCGTTGCCTCGACCTTTCTTTCGTAGCAATTGAGCAAGACCTGCCATGTCAATGCTAAGAGATTTAGATAATGTTTTGCTCATTCTGTACTGCTCCCTGTTGCGTCTTTAACTCTGAGTGATGCCAAATTCCAAACATTTTGTGGTGTGCCGCCTGTTTCTGGACTATCTGTTTTGCCCGTATCAGAAATTGCGGCTGACGGACTTCCTACGTTTAATGCCTGAGCTAATGCTTGAGAACCCGGTGAGCCTTGTGCCGAATACGTCACAGTTGACCTTGGCGTATAAGAATAAGGACTTGCTTGCGTAGGTGTAGTGTATGACGGAGAGTACGTTGCTGTCGATGTTGGTGTTGTATCTGCTGAAGTTTTCCCACCAATACCTAACAAACTAGCCAATGCAGACGTTGCAGGAGCAGAAAAAATAGAAGATAGGGTTTTCCCTAGTTTTGAATCTTCTTTTGGCATCTCTTGTGGCTTCAAACTTTTTTCATATTCAGCTTGAGTCATAGGATTGCCAGAAGCATCCAATATAAATTCACCTTCTTTTAATGCGTACACTTCTCCCGTTGATGGATCAGTATATGTAGTAACTTGAGCAACATCAGGCATCCCCGCAGCCAAATTCTCGCCTCCTGTTGGCGCTGTAGGGGCTACAGGCTCAGGAGCAACAATCGCGGCAGCTTCATCAATTGCAGGAGTTTGAATTGTTTGTTCTGGAGAAACTTCTGGGGTGGGAGTTACGGACTGTGCAATATTAGGAACCGTTGTTGTTGGTTCAGGTATTTCAGGCGTAGAAACGGTTTCTTCAACAGGAATTTCTGGCGTTGAAGCAGTTTCTTTTACAGCATCAGTAACAACATCACCACCAGCCTGTATGCTCTGGCTAACAGCACTAGAAATTGCGCCTATTTCCGCACCTGCAATTGCACCCTCTACGCCGCCTGTAAGTGCGCCCTTTGCCGCTCCAGTTAATGCGTTAGCAAGCAATTTGCCGCCTGAAATAGCTAAATCATCTTCAATCACCTTACTTAATTGGCTAGATAAAGCGGTTGAAATCTCAGGAGTAAGTCCTGCGCTGATTCCAGCCGCCGCCGCACCTTCTAACGCACCCGTTACAGGATCGCCACCAGACAATGCGCCTTGAATACCGCCTTTTGCTACTTGCAATGCAGTAGACAGCGTTGACGTTTCAATTCCAATATCAGCGGCTATAGCAGAAAGACTTGCTCCTGCTGTTAAAGGAACACTCATTACTCCAATGAGTTTGTTCCAATCAATAAAGCCCTCTCCTTTTCTGCCACCCATATCGACAGTAAGTTTTGCAGCACTGTCAGGAGTTAATTGAGGAGTGTTATCAAAAGGCACACCAATTGCTGCGGCTTCTTTGGCACTAATGTACATTCCCGTGCCATTTGTTCCTGCACCTAAATCCGAACTGTAAGTTGGATTTTGCATATATGTAGGTGTTTGGAATTGCAATTCGTTTACGCTATGAACGACACCTTTGTTGTCATGCCATGTCGCAAGGTTTCCATTTGCATCATAATTTGCAATAGGTGCGCCAGAAGTATCCGTTACAACAGAATTAGGCGCGTGTTTTTGCAACAATGACGCATTGTTTATATAAGGAGTTGTTTGCTGTCTTGTTAAATAATCTACTGCTTCTTGCGGGGTTGCCGTGACAGGCGCAGATACAGGCGATGGGTCAGGCGTTGCAAAAGGACTTTGTTCTTGTGGATTATCTACAGCTACTCGTGAAGAAGGATCAGCCTGAACTTGAGCTTGTCTTTGTTGATACTCTGGAGAACCTTGAATACCAGCAGTTAAATCGTAAAGAGTAGAACCAGAATTTAAAGCATTGTTTGCAGCGGCAATTTCATTATTATTTGGAGTTCTTCCCAAATATTGTTGATATTGAACAATGATGTATTTTGAATAATCTGTTGCGCTAGAAACCGATGGGGGAGTATATGCAGGAGGTTCATACGAAACAAATGCAGGAGCAATAGCAAGCGCATTAGCAAGCGCAGAATTATCAACAGCAGGAGACACAAAAACAGGCGCAGCAGGAGCCGCCGGAGGTCCGTAAGTTTGATAATCTTGCAAACTCATCACATCGCCGCTGTCGGTATTTACATAGACCGCAGCCCCATCATTATTGAGTTGATATTCCCAAGCCATGATTATGTTTTAAAATCCACGATGCAATTGATGTAATACATTTTTGTCCAAAACCCGTTTTTTTTAAATGGGGGGAAGATTTTTATTACTGGGTACTAATATTTAAAGATGCAGCAATTTGTTGATGAATATACTGATGTGAAGCAAGCCAATCATAAAAATCTGCTTCCACGTTCCAATCAACATCAAGCATATTAAACGGGTTATTTAGCCCTAAAAGCGAAGCAAAAGCCTGATGTTCGTCTTGATGTGCAAGCAACCAATCGTCCAAATTGTCTGGATTTGCGTCTGTAATTGGGTATGCAGGGACTTCTATACCTTTTCTAAAGAAAGTATCTCTAAATAATTGATGTTGCAACCCGTTTTCAAACAAAAACTCCCCAAGGGAGTCTACGTCACCAAACTCAACCGTCGAAAGAGCCGCCATATTCATAGTTTATCAACCTTATTGTCTAATTTATCCAATATCCGGTTACATAAAATCTCAATACGATTTACGGTGTCTTTAAAATCATCTTTGCGAACATAATTGTCAGACATTTCGCGTTCTATATTGCGAATATCATTTTTTAATTCTTTTACAGCGTCCCATAATGTTTTAAGGAACCACCCTACAATAGAACCAATTAAACCAATAACGCCGTTAAAGATAAATTGAAAATCCATGTTTTACACCGCATAGTAAGGAATTTTGACAACAGTTCCATTTAAATCAACTTGAATGTAACCAGCAGGAACTAATGGCAAACTAGATGTTGCAAACGTAGCCGTTGATGATGTTGTTGAAACAAGATTAGTTGCTTGTATGTTAATTGATCCGCCCGTAATTGCCACGTTATTAGCGTTTTGGGTAGACATTGTGCCAAGCCCTGTTACTGCGCTATTGGCAATGCTTATAGCTACATTAACAGCGTTTGTAACTTGCCCTTGAGCATTTATTGTTACTTGAGATACTGTTGATGCGTTGCCGTATGTTCCGGCAGTAACAGCGGTGTTTGCCAACGCAATTGTTACTGGGGACGCTCCCGTGTAACTTGTTCCTGACAATCCCGTACTAATGGTTAATGCGTTTGGATTCGCAGCAGTAATTGTTCCGCTTGATCCAAGAGCAACGGTTACGCTGTTAAACGTAACAGAATTGTTTGTTAAGCCAGAATTGCCAATTAAAATAGCGGTATTTCCTGCCGCTGTTAATTGACCTTGTGGATTGACGGTAAATGTTCCAACCGTACTAGCATTTCCATACGAACCAGACGTAACAGCAGTATTTGCAATATTGATTGTTCCGGTAGACGTAATTGGTCCACCAGTTAATCCTGTGCCTGTTGCAATGTTTGTGACGGTTCCGTTATACGGATTGCTAATTGTGACGTTGCCTGTAAGCGCACCACCGCCCGTTAGGTTTGTTCCCGCAATAACATAAATTGTATTGGGAACTGCGCCTGTAACGCTTGCCACTGGAATTGTGGTTGATGATGTAACTGCGTTATTGCCATTGGCATACATATAACCAGTTAAGCCGGTTACTGTAATATTGGCAAAAGTTTCTGTGCTTCCGCCTAATATTTTCTGCCAGGTTGTTCCGTTAAATATTACCCAATCGCCAACGTTCCATGTGGAAATTCCATCGAGGTTTGTTGACCCGGCTTGAGAGACAATATAGTAAGTGTTTTTAACGCCTACACCACTAACTAATGTAGGCGTGTTTGATGCTGCGTTCCATGTACCCGCATAAAATAACTGGTTTATCAATGAACTCGCAGTTTTTAACATTTACGATCCGTCACCACACGTTAAATACAATACACAAGAAGTTGATGCGTTAGCCGTAAAGTAACCATTTGGCACAAACGTAATAACTTCGTCTGTACCGGGCAACAACGGCAAACAATTTCCTAATGAGGGATTAGGCGTATTGGCTCCCGCAGTTGCCGCAGTAGCATTAGCACCAAAGCCTAGAAAAGCAACAACTGTACCGGCATTGATAATGCGATATTGATTGCTACCGCCGCTATACGAAGTAACTTGTACGGGTGTAGGCGCAGGGTTAGTAGCCGTAATAATTACGGTGTTTCCTGTAGGCGTAAATGGAGCATTAACAGACATGATTTACTCCGCATTCGGTTCGATATTAGTTACGCCATTTTTGGCAAGTGATTCTTTTAACATACCCATGAAGGCTTGTTTTCCGACATTGAGTTGATCGAGATTGAATTGTGATGAACCAATCTTACGATCCAGATCAACTAGATGATTAATAATCGTCTGTTGTTCGGAAGTCATATCTTCAAATTTATACTGCACGCCGTCAATATTTACGGGGGTCTTTTCTTTGTTTCCCATGATATTTCCTTTTAAGTTAAATGAAAGAAGCTGCTACACACACTATGGACGTGGCGATTATTGGAAAAACTAAGTCCAATACCGAATCTAAGTCCCAAGCACGAGGCATGAAGGCAACAAATTCGTTAGGTAAGTTGGCTCGTTTCCCGCCATAGAATTGTTCAATTGATCGGTATTCTGCTTGGCTATGCTCACGCCCCGCAAAAAAGCCAACCCCGAGCATTGCCCCAGCCAACAAATCACCTGTTATTAACCAGACAATAAATTGCATCAGCAATGCGTATCCCGCATGAATGAAGTTTGATGAGTTCATGCGCTTGGGGCAGACATATCAGGTGCGGGAGGTTCAACAGGCGCTTCTTCAACAGGAACCCAAGGCAGCGGTGCGGGCTGTGGTGTGGGAATCTTCTGAGCGTCGATCTGCGCTTGCACTTCAGCTTCCATCGAAGCTACACGGTCTGCACCAAGAGCGTCTTGTGTCCACAGAATAGCATCAGCTTGAGTAATCTGAGCGTAAGGCGTGAAATTAGATGCTTGAGCAGGAAGCAAATTAACGGAATACGTCACTGAACCTGTTGCTGATCCATCTTTACCGGAAATGGTGAAGTTAGACATAACAGCAGTGTTTGATTCTGGTGGCGGCATAACGGACAAAGCGTTAATTGTCCATGTGTAAATAATAGCCATTATTGCACCTCAACGGATGGAATTGGAGTTACAGGTGCTTGCGTGATTGCAGCCGCCTGTGCTTGTTGTTGAATCTTTGCGCACAAGGGAAACGCACCTGACTTGGTTGGAAGCTCACCGAGCACTTGCAAAACAAAATTTACTTCTTCAGTTGTAAGACTAAGCGGAATATCTTTTACATCACTCATTTACTTCTCCTTTGTTCAGGGATTAACCTACTAATAATCTACGAGTATTCCCCGCAGCATCTTTGATTGTAATATAGCCAGCTTGAACAACTACGCCAGCAGTGTATGTGCCATAACGCACCAAACCTGTTCCTTGACCTTGCAATTGAAGGTCTACGTTAGTATCTGAGCCTTGTGAAGAAATTACAACGGGATTGCCCGTTGCGCCGCCTGTGGCTTGAATATAATTTACTGCGGAGGCTGTAGGTGCAATTGAAAACTGCGCTGCACTATTTCCGTAAAAGAAATGGTAGCCATTGCCCTTAGCAAGATATTTAAGGTTAATGTTTGCATCACTGCCGCTAGACGTTAAAGATGGTCCATCACCTGTAACCCCGCCATACGTTTGCAAGTAATTTACCGCCGAGGCTGCCCCAGCAACGACAAATTGCGTAGCGTTATTGACATTAAAATAATGATTGGCATTACCTTTCGTGTAATAACTAACGCCTATGTTTGCATCTGATCCTTGGGGGTAAAAAAATGGAGTGCCGCCAGTTGTGTTCCCCGATACTTGAATGTAATTTACAGCGTTGGCAGTATGGCTTATATAAAACTGAAAATTACCAGCATTGCCAGTATTAAAAATATGACCGTATGTGCCCTTGGACAAATACTGTGAATGGATGTTGGCATCTGAACCAGCAGCTTGCAAGTACGGGCTTGACCCTGTAGCGCCACCAGTGATGTTGTAATAATTCACCGCACTGGCTAAAGGCGTGACACGCAGGGATTCTGAGCCTACTGTACCGCCAATACTTGTTACACCAGATTGATTTATTGTTAAATAGTCAGATAATGTTCCCGATCCAGTTTGAATTGCGACACTAGACCCGTTTGGTGCATAAATCCTTCCATAATCAATGCCATCAATAGTAAAAAGCAATCCTCTAGTGGCAACCGATTGAGAACTAGGAATGCGATTCCAAAAGTAAGTGGCGGCTAATATATTAGTATTAGAACTTATACCAGCTAAACTTAGTAGCATGGTAGAACCAACCGCCAAATTACCAGCCATGTAGTTAGCACCAGCACCACTAGCGTACAAGTTGTAGTTGCTTGCGTTAGTGAGGTTAAGCTGACCAGAAAATGTTCCAGTCGTGGCGTTGATTGTGTCGCCGCCCTCTACCTTCTGCCATGTCGATCCGTTGAATACAGCCCAATCACCCACACCCCACAGAGCTTCGCCGTTCAGGTTGGTTGTACCCGCGACAGAGACGATGTAGTAATAGCCTGCAGTACCGACGCTCGATGTCAGCGTTGGGGTGTTTGTCGATGCATTCCATGTTCCCTGATACGCAACTGCACCAGACGCGACCGTCGTGACGCTGGTGATCTGACCCTGCGCGTTGACTGTGATTTGAGGGATCGATAATGCGCTGCCATAAGTGCCTGCAGATACGCCCGTGTTGGCGATTGATATCGTACCCGTCGTGGTGATTGGCCCACCTGTGAGCCCCGTTCCAGTAGCTACCGAGGTAACTCCAGCTCCTGTATATACAGACGTCCATACGCCGTTTGCGTATCCCTCAAAGTTGCCGATCTGCGAGTTGTAGCGCAGCGTTCCATTTGCTGGCAGCGCAGGTCTTGCTGCGGTGTTGCCGACAGGAACAACCATGCCGCCAGAACCTGATATCACTGGGTTACTTGCTATCGCGACAACAGGGTTTCCGCCTGCGCCATTACCGTTGGTGATATCAATCTGGTTTGTCGTGCCAGTCAATGTCAGTGGGCTCAATGCCGAGCCGTTTATGCTTAGCAATCCAGTGCCTGATGCGTTGGCAAGCGCGAGCGCTAAGCCAGTCAATGCAAACGTGGGATCACCTGCTATGCCGTCACCGTTCGTGACAGAAATACCATTGCCAGATACAGTTAATGTGCGCGACGTGATGACGTTCGCAGCGGTCTTGGCAACGATGCCAGTGGCAGCGGACTCCAGTGATCCGCTCGTGCCGTTCAACCGAATGGTATACGCACCCAGCGATCCGCCGTCAGTAATGCCAATACCTGTACCAGTAGAAAAGTATCGGCTATTTGGCAGCGTGGACTGTAGACCAACAGTCAAGAATGTCTGCGTTTGAGATGGGCTTTGCGTGATGGCAGAGACAGTCGTGCGAACCGTCAAACCATTCTGAACAATAGGTACTAGCTCATCGCCAGAGATAGCGTTGAGAGCTGGTAGTAATTCAGAGATTCTAATATCTGCCATGTCAAGGACTCAAGTTGTTGAGGTTGCCATTATTTGGCGTATTACCTTGCTCAGGAGATATTGGGCTATTTCCTATTGTCTCTGTGATTATTGCATCGTGATTCTCAGCAACGCTCAAATCTGGGCGAGGGAATCTGATCGATATTTTTTCTGGCTGTCTTGGCGGCAACCGATACGGATCGAACTGGTCAGAGCAACTTTCACTGCATACTTTAAGCGCCGGAATGTTGCCATCAGGACGCATATCAGAATATGCACGCTTCATTTTACACCGATCGCAGATGAAAATGCTAAGCGTACTATTCCCTAGTGTGTCCAGAAATCTAGCCATACATCACCCGATTGCTTTTAATTGCATTTTCCTTGGAAGGCAATATTTGCAAATTCCAAGGCACATGCAATCCAGACACAAGTTTACCTCGCAAAGGAATAATATGGTCAACTTCATACCATTCGCCAATCAATTTTGATAACGCACGCGCTTCAGCATACACATTCTCAATTTGTGTGCTGTGCGCATCAGACAACCATGCTGGTGTTCTCATCAAGCGAGATGCACGCCGTTTTGCCTGTTTGGCAGCAATTTTGTCTGGATTATTTTTTATGTACTCACGCTCACGAGCACGAATTTCGTCACGATGCGTATCTCTATATCTACGCAAGATGGAGGCAAATTTTTGTGGATTTTTTGACCGCCATATTTTGATTGTAGAAAAAATGGCATCAGAATTCTTGGAACGGTAAGCCGAATCATCCATTTGCTTGCATGCAACGCAATTGCGGCTAGAGACCATCCTCTCAGCAAAATGACCGCGAGCGCATGGTTTGCCAGTAAAGTATCTAGTCAATGCTTGCGCCTTAGCATCCGCATGAGAAAGAATGTTCACGATTACCTCGTGTAATAAGAAATGTTGCTTGCGAAGTAGATAGGCGACTTATCGCGCTCTTCTGCTTCAGCCAGCGCAAAATGCTTTTCCCATTGCTGCTCAAGGTATGTAATGCGAGCAGCGTCGACACCGGGCAACTCCATCGACATCTGATGAGCCAAACCGTTCTGGATCGCCAAGTACCAGCGTTGAGGAATCTCGAGCTGACCACTTAGTTGACCAACGTCCTGAATGTAACGGCTGATCCACACTTCAAGTTGAGGCTGGATACTGTTCGGGACGGGCCACAGCTTCATGTTCGGCTGGTTAATCGTGCGATCAAACCAAAACTGAAGCGGTCTGTACGCCGTGAACGAGCGATTAGGCAGGTTGGAGTAATCATCACGGTTCATGCGTGCCATCGGGATCGCCATTGGGCTTGTGCCGAACACTACTTGATAGAAACCCATGTTGATACCAGCGCTCTGCTTAATACGCCAGAGTGGAGCTGTTACCGATGGGTCAAGCTCGTAATAAATCCATGTGTTTGCTGTCCACGTCACAGCGCCCGGTGATTTCACCGACACCCATGTCGCGCCATCAAATGAATACTGCAGATCGACCGTCACAGAACCAGTCACAGCAGGCAAAATGCCAATCGTGGTGATATAGACAGGGTTATTTGTGCCGTTTGTAATGCCGATTGCGCCCGTATTGGTCGTCAATTGGCATATGGAGTTACCTACCCCGTCAAATGCGTTAGCAGTATCGCCAGAGGTGCTGTAATAGCCTGTATTGATGGCTGTGAGCGTGCGAAAGTTGGCATTCAGAATGTCATTTGAGCCAACAGGCAAATAATATTGATATTGATCTGGCTGCAGACCGATGATCGTGCGCTCAATACACCAGTAATTGATGCCGTAATTGGTCAGCGACGACAGCAGATAGAACAGGCTGTCCTTCGCAGCCGAGACTTGCTCGACCGTCAGCTCTTCCGCGAGCTTACCTGCGCGACGAGCACCATGATCGATCAACTGCTGAACGGAGATTACTGTTTGTCCTACCGTTCCAGAAGTATTCAAGCCTGTCGTCATTTACCACCCCGGGCATTTCCATCGTTTCAGTGAGGCTTTTGCACGAGGTGCATCGCCACTTGCGTTCTTGACTACGCCGCTCATCCTTGCACAGAATGAATCCTTACGCTTGCCGCCCTGTGGTTGCGGCGCTTTCAGGTGGCTTCCTGTTTTAGCATTATATGCCTTCCGACCAGCTTCTGTCATCCCAGCGCCTTGCTTTGTCGAGAGCTTTTCACCGCGACCAACAGCGAGTGACACGCCGCCTTTCTTCATTTTCACAGTCTTTGCAGACTCTTTGAATGCTGCAGCGGTTGGCGCACCTTTGCTTCCTGCCTTGCGCATATGCTCACCAGAGCCATGCTTAATGCGCTCCTGCTTGGCGTGGATGTTGGCATAAAGCCCACCTTCCTTAAACTTCTCGCCAGTGTCAGCAGATGCAAACTCCTTGCCCACCTTTTGAGGGATGCCCACTTTCTTGGCAAAAGCCTTGGAGTGAGCAACCCCCTCCATCAATCGATGTTGAGAAGGGGATTTGCTTGGCATGTTAAGCCTGCGACTCTTGCCAGCTCAGACGAGCCAGAATGGTTGAGTTACCACCGCTGACGTTGTTGGCAACGACGTACAGCACATCAGGGCCGTCTGGGAACTGACCGACGTTACTCGTAGGCACAGTGTTGTTCAATCCGCCACCCAAGATCGCGTTACCGATACCAGAAATTGCGGTCAAGTCCAGTGTAGTCTGACCAGTGCTATTTGTGAACGCAGCACCGATTGATTCGCCACCCGTGAATGTTGCAGCAGTGTTTGTCTGCGTTGCAATTTGAACGATTGAGCTTGTCACAGTGTTGTTCTGTGTTGGCGACTGGAACGAACCCCATGTAGGTGTACCAGTTGTGTAACCGTTCAGAATCAACTGAATCAGGAACGTGCCAGTAGTCACCACGCCAAGTTCGCGCAATTGCAACTGGAGGCGGTTGATGACTTCCTTGTTGCCCAAAATGCCGACCTGACCGTTATCCACCGAAGGAGCAAGTCGAATTGCCAGAATTGGCACGGCAGTACCGTTTGCAACTGTCACAGCAGACTGTGTACCGTAGTTATAAATCAACGATACGTCGTTGCTGAATCCACCGTCCATAACTACTGACGAACCCCAGTGCGAGATTACCGCGACTGAATCTGGTGGAGCATATTCAACAGAAACGGGAGGGATGGCGTTTGTCGATGGGAATACTGCAGTGAATGCAGATGCCGCTCCGCCGCCTGTCACGCCGCGAGTCACGCCAGTGAACTGGTCGTAAGCCAAGCCTGATTGAGCTGCAGTCGTAATTCCAGAGTATGTTGCATATTCAACCGCACCACCGTTTGCTGCGGCTGTGAGCTTGATCGTTCCACCTGCTGGGTTAAACCCTGCTGCACTCACTACTGGGATGGTTGTAGCACCGCTTGTAATCGTTGAGTACAGTGATGTGATTGAAGCCTGACCGCTCGACTCATAGCGCGATGGTAGGTTACCAGAGCGCATGTAGGCGTTGTATTGAATGTTGTTGCTCTGGAATGAATACACATATGCAATAGCGCCTTGCGTCGTGCGCAAACCGAAGCGTGCAACACCAGCACCGTACCACGAGTAGTCGATGAACCACATCTGGTTTTTGGTGAGGTCGAGGTTGTAGCCAGAAGGCCCTGTCCCGTCGAGCGGGTCATACCATTGCGATTGTGGCACTCGCGTGTCGATTGTCTTTGATACCAGCGCGTTCGCAATTGTCTGACCGCGATACTCTGGGCTGATGTACAAAGATGTATCGCTTGCAATGCTCAGCACGCGATATGACTGACCACGGATCACGATGTAATCGCCGGGGGCGAGCTGGTTCGTGAACACCGTACCAGTACCAGTAACCGCACCGCTACCTTGCGTGACAGACACAGTGCCGCTCAACTGGTTGATCGAGTTGCGCCATACCGCATAAAGCGTCTGACCATCAAACTGGAAAAACAAACCGTTCTGCGAATCAAAGAATCCGATCTTGTTGCTCGAGCCATACCATGAGTATGGGCTCACGGTGACAGGTAATCCAATCGACGTAAGTGCTGGGCTGGCAGTCGGGACAATAGTGTTTGCAGTGACATATGTCAGCGTTGTGGCTGACGGTACTGTGGCAATCTTAAAGATGCCGTTGTATGCAGGAACAACTGCATCGCTTACTTTGATGTAAGACCCTACCGTCATGTTGTGCGCCCAGCGGGTCGTCACAGTGACAGTGGTGTTAGATAAGTTGTTAGTGACTGACGAAACAAACAAGCGTGGTTTCAGGATCGAGCCTGTCGAAAACTGAATACCTTTACCTGATTGATAGCGGAAGTAACGACGTGTCTGACGAACCATCAATTGGTTTGGTACAGCAGCGCCAGCAGTGAAGTTTACCGAACCGTCATAGGCGCGGGTCTCAACATATCCAGAAGGACGCGCATAGACGTTGTTTTGTGCATTGGCGGTCGTTGTGACTGTACCTGATGCGCCTGTTGTAGCGATAGTGAATTGATTAGCGGTTGGAACAGTTGCAACAACCCAAGCACCATTGACACCTGTGCCGCCTGTCGTGTTTGCAATATACACATACGATCCAGCAGACAAGCCGTGAGGCGCGACCGTGTTAACCGTGATTGCTGTACCGCTAGTCGTGATGGCGGTGGTGCTTGCAGTTGCTACAGCGATACCAGCGTTGGTGAAGAAGAAACCGGGGTACACATAAGTCGCTGTGGCATTGTATTGGTTGCCTGATGCGACTACGCTTGTGGTGACAATCGTAAACGATGTGCCGCCTGTCGACGCTGTGACATACCACCAGCCGTTGGCGTTGGTGTCCAGAGCGTCTTCAATAAAAACAGGAGTTCCGACTGCCACGGTTGCCGTGGTGGAAACTACAACTGTTGTTGTGCCGTTACCCGTAATTGCGGTGACAGGCACAGGACTTGTCTGAAAGTAGTAGCAGCTCTGGCGGTTGTTCTGGAGCGACAATTGCTCCCACTTGCTTGGCTGCTGACCGTATTCAAAGTCAGTATCAATCAGTGATTGAGGGGTTGAAACGCGCAACTTATCAACAGGATCGTATGCAGCAGACCGTTGCGAGGTCTGAATGCGCATCTGGTTATCCGTGTTGGAGGTTGGCCCTGTGTAGGAAACGATTTGACCCATGTCTCACCTATTGAATTCGAGAATTTTCGCAAAACAGGGGGCGATTACACCCCCCGCTTGACTTTACCAGCTACCGCCTTTCTTACCAGCTTTGAAGCCGTCACCACCCTTGCAAGCCATCGCAACATGACCGCCAGTCTTGTAACCAGCAGGAGCTTGTTTGATGCTTTTTGTGCCGAAGGGTTTGGTAGGCATTTTGCCGTTGCCATGCATCATCGTATTTTCATACTTTGCTACAGAGCCACCCTTTGCATAACCGCGACCTTCGAGCTTGCCAGTCTTGGTATTGAAACCCTTAACTTGCTTGGCTTCTACGACTTTGGTGTTTGCATACTTTGCAATTTTTCCACCACTCTTGTAGCCGACGCCTTCAATGCCACCCGTCACGCGCTTGGGGTTTGCGCGAGTAGCTTCAATGCCGCCGAGAAGACCACCGGGAACATCGTTCTCAACCTTGCCGCCAACTCTCAAACCCTTGTGAGCTTTGCTTGCTGGCTTGCCTTCGTGAGATTTCAGTTCTTTCTTGATGCCTTTGATCTCGCGCTCTTCTTTGGCTTCCATTGATTTGCTCTCGACTTCGCCGCCTTTCTTGCGTGCCATAGCTTGAGCAGGCATGCCCGGTGCTGGACGCACTGGAGCACGCGATGCCATCATTGAAGCGCCACGAGGACGTGCAGCCGCCAAGCGTGCAGCCAGCTCAGGAGCAGCGCCCATTGCTGGAGCAGCCGATGGCAATGCGCCACCGATTGCTTTCTTGGCAACACCACCTTTTTTCAGTTTGAGTTCAACTGAAGGCTCGGTGGTTTCCATCTTTGGCATTGGTTTAAATTGACCCATGACGAGCTCCTAATTAGGCTTGTGTGACGCCAAGAGCGCCAGTGCGGGTTGCATTTGGGCCAATCGCAATCGCTGGCAACATGATGCCAACAACAAGGCGCTTGATACCGTCAGGTGCGCTAGATGGGCTGAATGTGCCGCGAACGTCGCCTGTGGTAGTGGTAGCGGTAGTTTGCACAGCAGCAGCGAATGTACCGCTGTCGATTGCAAAACCGTTGTTCCAACCAACGTGGCAGATGTAAGCGCCATCATTCACGCGAACTGGAAAACCCAGCAACTGAGTTGTGCCGACCGTGACAGCGGTTGTCGAAGCGCCTGCACCAGAAATTGAAGTGATCTGGTAGAACGCTTTTTTACCGTTTGTCGTGGCTGCAGCAACCGACGTGATTACTTCGCTCATAGCCTGACCATAGTAGTCAAAGCCAGTGATCGTGTAAGCGCGTGCTGTACCGCCAGTGACCAGCGAGACTGAAACTACGCGTGGGCAATCAAGCTGAATGACAGTAGTTCCATCAGCGCGGACAACAGATTTTGTTCCTGCGCCTGCTGTCAGGGTCAGGTTACCTGCGGCTGCAGGAGTCTGAGTTGCGGCGATGTTTGATGTCGACGAAGTTTGTGGCACGACGTCCCAGACGTAGATGCGACCAAGAGGACCAACACCCAAGTCCATTGGAGCTGGATCACCAAGGTAAGCGTTACCAGAAGCAGTAATGGTGATAGCACCAGTTGCCGAGGATGATGCGCTTACAGTGTATGTACCAACACCGCCAGTACCTGTACCGAATGCAGTGATATACGAGCCTGCGGTTACGCCAGTACCTGAAACGTATTGACCGAGCACGATAGGATCGCCAGACAGCATTGCTGTGACGGTCATTGTGGTTGTTGTGATCGAACCTGCGAACGTGGCAGTAATCGATGATGGCGCAATACCCATAAAGGTTTGCGCGTTACCTAAGAATAGGTCGTCTGAAAATTGAGGCATGTCGTCTGCTCCATGAAAAGTATGACGAATTAAAAAAGGGGGTAGGTTTCCCCACCCCCGTTTGCTTACACTCCGGGCGTACCGAACATGGCGCGTGGATCAGTCCACGACAACCAGTAACGCTCAGTTGCTTTGTAGCGCATCGAGTCTGTCTCGAAGTCGCCTTCCATAGTCTTCTCGAGACCACGGCGCATCATCAACTTCATGCCTTCTGGTGCGTCGGTTTGTACCCACCAGTTGGTTGCTGAAGTCAAACGGCTTATAACAGCAGCGCCTTCAGGCATCAGACCAATCGACTTGACTGGGTTGATGTCGTTGTTGGCAGTGCCAGTACGCAGAACCGATTTCAGCAGAACTTCGGCTTGGAACACGTTACCGGGGGCAACGACCAGCTTCAGTGGCTGAAGACGAATCTTCTTACCGTTGTTATCCACAGCCGAACGAACCTGAATCAACATTTGCTCAAGCGATGTCTGCGAAAGGTTCGCAGCAGTAGCCAGCAAGTTGCTGAATGTGCCGTTGACGATTGGATGGTTTGATGCGCTCAACTGTACGCCGTCACCGCCCGTGTAGGAACTGTTGAATGCGTTGTTGAGGACGTTTGCTGCCAGCGTCTCTTTGGTCTCAACCAGTGACTGAGCCAAGTGCTTTGCATAAACCTGACCGATACGAATGTGATCGCCGTCTTCGACCAGAACTTTCGTCAGAGCGAAAGCCAGACCGTAGACCTTGTACACATAGCGCTGCAGGAACAGAACGCCGCCCTGCTGATACGATACAGGAGTACCGTCAGGCAGTTCAGGTGCTGCGCCGAAGCCGTACAGTACGGGTTCTTCGTGGTAGTTACGGGGAATGCCCATCTGCTCACGGAAAACCTGTGACCATTCATCTGAGCGCAGATCATAGACTCCGTCGAAACATTCATTGAGAATTGGCTCAACGATGCTTCGGAAGTCGGTACTTCTCATTGGAGCTGCCATTTTGTCATCTCCCCTTAGATAGCGTTAACGGTTGAAATGAACTGTGGCTTGCTGACCTGTACGCGAACTACGACGTATGGATCACCCCAGTTGTTGCCCGGAATCGGAGCAAGGTCAACAATACGGAATTGACCAGCAGAACCTGAACCGACCAGTGAGGCGGAGAGGGTCATCTGTGACAAACCTGTAGTTGTCGAACCAGCAGTGAAGTTGCTCAGGTTGGCTTCGTTACCGATAGCTGTTTGAGCCATAGTGCCGTCTGTCTGGATTTCATAAACGATCTGTTGATCATTGTAGAAATAAGCGACGATACTACCTGCGATTGCAGTGGTGGAGGCGGGCCAATAATTCGACACGCGACGACGACCAGTTGTATCTGTCCACTCTACGCCAGCAAAGCTGCCAGAGACGAGACCAGAGTTTGTGGTTGTATCCAGAACTGGAAGAATGACACCAGCGTTTGGCGAATACTGGACAGCCTGACCTTTCAGGATGTTCGTAGCATAGCCAGAGGTAATTCCGTTGGCAAGCGCCTGAGCACGATCCAAGCCAGTTGGATGAAATGCAGGTCGCAGACCAAAAGGTGCAGAGGTTGCACTCATAGGATGCTCCTAAAAATAGTTGAAGGACAATTTTGTTTTCGGCTTTATTCAAAGCATCAGGCAAAATCACCTTGGAACGTGATTTTTAGGGTACTAATTCTGTTGATCACCCGCCTTGTACAAAGCAGGTGATCTTTCGAGCATTATGCACTCAATAAATAAATAAAACAACCATTATTCAAAGAATGGCGCAGGCGCATCTTTCTCGCCATCGATCAGGTCACCTTCGGCGCGAATCAAGCTCTTGCCATTGCTGTCGCGAGCTGAATTCAGCAGTTGTTCTTGCTGAACGCGAATCTTGCCTGCCTCTTCCATTGGTTGATAGTGATGCTTCTCAGCCATGTAATCCTGATAGATATCCATCGGGAGTTTGTAGAGGATCATCTCGTTGCAGGAGATGTGACCGACGTGCTCACCTTCCTTGACCTTGAGGTGCTCCATACCCTCGAGCTCATCGCACAACACCGCCTGATAACCCAAGCGCATGCGGCTGTGGATGGTGTCGTACTGGTTGGTGGTCGATAACCAGCAGTAATGCCAGTTTGGATCGCCTACTACCTTCGGCAGCGCTTCCTGAGTGAACTCTGACTGGAAGCGACGACGACGGGTTGGTGCTGATGCCAGTGCATCATCAGCCGAGGCGCGTGATTTGTCTACTGCTGCGCGGTTTTGACGACCTGCGCCACTGTTCTTACGGATACGGTCATCCATGATTATCTTCCTTTGTTCTGACGGTCATATTCAACAAAGCGCTGGATCATTTTCTTGCGCTTCTCTGGATCATCCCACACACCCATCTCTTTGATGGCGGCAACACGCTCTGGAGAGAGTGTGAAGTTGTTCCCGCTGCGTGTAGGTGACGATTCCCTGCCTGTGCCTGTGACGGCTGAGCGTGGACGCTCTCGTTGCATGGTTGCACCCCGTTTGTTGCCACTATCGTAGCGATGTGGCAGATATTTCGACAGGCGCGTGTCCAATTCATCCCAATAATCTGGGCTGGATGGGTCATACCCCTCTGCTGTCAGACGCTTATCAATCGTTTGCGTCATTTCAGAGTCGATATCCTTGCCTGCGGGGTCATACCATGTGTTTTTAGCCATCCAATCTGCTGCATTACGCTGCACAGTGGGGTCGGGAAGCTGAATATTCTGTCTCTGGGGCTGAGACATCTGCTTCGTGGCGTTTTCCTTGATGTTTTTGAGTGCTTCATACTTTCGCATCGACTCATACATCAATTCCTGCGCACGAACCATCGACTCGCCGTCCTGAGACGCGACCGCTTCCTTCATTTTCATCTTGGCGTACTCAATCTGCACCTGCGTGTCGTCCATCACCTTCTCGACACGCGCTAATTCAGCGCCAGATGTGCGTGTTTCGAGGTTTGCAAGCCTCTCCGCCAACTGTTGATTCTGCTTTTTGAGGGCATTGATCAAATGGTTGGACTCTTTCGCCTTCTCGCGGTGAATTTGCTTCTTGAGTTTGCGCTCTTCGCGACGTGCTTCACGGATCGCCTCACGATCAGGGTCATTATTCAGACCATCATCGCCTTCGTCACCGTCATCATCGTCGTCTACAGAGCCGCCTTGTGCCATTGGCTGCGCTTCTGGCTTTGCATCACCCTCTTCCAAGGGCAATTCGACCGTCGCGCTACCGTCTGACGCCTCTTCGACCTGCATTTCCATCTTATCTGTTGAGTTCATGCTGTTTCCTTAATTAAACATTCAGAAACAATTTTTTTGGATGACATTGTTGAAACAATAGCTTGCGCCATAATCAATAATTGATCATCATTCATAATGTTTCTAAATGCATTTACGCACATACAAACAAGTCGCACGTTCCCATGAACATAATCTTTTTCATTATCTATTCTGTCCACAGAAATAGACGTTGGCGTAGTTTTTCCGCCAGCCCAAGTCATACGAACTCCAGATAATGCGCAACAACCTTCTTGCTGATCGTAAATTTCCATTAAATATTCAATGTCAATTTCTACGTTTCTACGCCTTTTCGCTTGTTGCAAAATTGCATTAAAACTTTGGGTTGGCGTTTTTTTATGACGTGCCTTCTGTTTTGCTAATTGCTCTGCTTTGTTACGTTGAAACCAATCAGCGTGGTATTGTTGCTTTTTGAGTTTGTCCATTACAGGAACGCCTTAACTTTCAAGGGATCGCCAGTCACCTTAGAGATGACCTCATGATCGTTAAAAACGGAGAACAGCGCCATGTTTTGCTCGCCATTCACCACCTCACCGTAGGGTACTTCCCATCGGTCACCGCCCCATTTTGGAACGCGCACATAATCGCCCACTTCTGCCCAAGTGCCTTCAGCCCAAGGGAGTAAAGTGTCGCGGTTTTTGTATGCAAGGGGGCCAAGCGCGACGATTTTCGCTACTTGCGTGTTCCACTTCTCGGTCTCCTTGGTGTCTTCCACCAAAATGATTCCGCTGTCCGTGGTTTTCTTTGGGACTTGCTTGAACTGAACTAATACCCGACCACCAAGGGGGGTACAGCCAGAGTCTACGGATGGAAATGCTTCTTCAAGCGTCATTCGACACTCCTTTTCAATAGCTCTATTCAGAGCGGGTGGTACTACAAACTTCAGTCTTCCTTCAGCAGCTCATCGAGAATATCCAGAGCTTCTCCAAGCCCCTGATAAATCCCTACCATTCTCTGGTATGACTCGATATTTATAGCGTTGCCGTTGGCAAGCGAGAGGGCGATCTCGTCGCGCCTCTGCTTGAGTTGATGGATTAGCCTACCTTCCACGACCTGCCGCCTTGCGCATAGGTACAGCGATGGCAACTGTCAAGCCGACACCCTTTTTAGGAGGCACAGCGCCGCCTTTCTTCAGGGTAGCAATCTTGCCAGCCATACCTGCTGCTGGGCGTGCGAGTGGTGGGGGCGATGAGTTCTTTGCTGGCAGAGTTGACACGCCTTTCTCAGACATGACTGCGCCGCCTTTGGCGAATTTAGCTACTTTGCCGCCAGACTTCATGGTGTTTGCTTCGCCCATGCCATACATAGCCATGCGCTTGTGCATACGAATTGCTTCAGACATTTTGTACTCCTTCAGGTGGTTGGGGTTGTTGCGCAGCCTGCTGTGCGGCAAGTTGCTGTACTTGTTGCGCTTGCTGCGCCTGCTGTGCCATAGCAGCCTGCTGTTCGGCTTGCTGCTGTTGCATTTCAAATTGCTTCTCAATCGTCAGGACATTGACATCATGAGTGATCTCCGCTGCCTTCTCTTGCTCGGCGGCGACCAATTCCTGCATCTTGAGCTTGCCGTCTTGCGCGAGCTTAGCTTGATCAAGCTGGATGCGTTGCTGATCTGCCTGACCTTTGCGCTGCGTCTCAGCCATCTGCGTCTGCACCAGCGCCTGTACTGACGGATCAGTAGGTTGCTGCTGCTGGCGGAGCTGCTGCATCATCTGCATCATTTGCTGCATGACTGGCTGGACTCCACCGAACTGCTGTGGGACGTCCATAAATACATGCTGCGAGGATGCCGCGAGCAACTGCTGGGCTTCTTTGATGATTGGCTCTTCCTTCAGGATGTTGAACTTGCGACCAAGCGCTTGGCTGGTGTGCATGTCCATCTGATCCAGATACCAGAGAGTCAGGTGCTGCTTGAGGTGCTCCAGACCTGCAGGCATGAACACAGGCGCGATGATTGGGTTTGAGCCATACATCGGGTTTCGTGCGTAGTCGAGCAGGACTTGGATGTGCGCGAGGTGGTCTTGACCGGGGAACGCGCCGACGGGTTTACCCAGCGTCATTGCCACGTTCTCTAGCGCAGGGTTCATCTGCTTAACATCTTGCGGATCAGGTAGCACTTCATTCGTATCAGGAATCTTGAGCTGCTTAAGAAT